TCATAAGGCCACCTTTGTCCACCCCTTACCTCGATCATCATGGTACCTATCCGTTTGTTGTTGAGTTTTGTGTCCAAGTAAATCTTTCGTGTTTATACCCTGGGCTTTATATAACCGCTCGGAAAGCGATCTTTGTTCATGGAAAGTTGCCGGTGTACCTTGTCCCCAGTCAATATTGGCACTGTCCCTTGCCTTGCTGAAGTTCATGGTCAGTGTTCTGGGTTTCACCTGTGCTCCTCGCTCAGCCTGTGAGGTGGTTCTAAAGAAATGAACCAAATAAGGGCTTACTGCATAATCCCGGCAACGACTGATTACATCTCGTAGGCTCCAGTTGATTGCGTTGCAACGCAGAGCTAATGGTATAGCGATTTTGCTTCCGGTTTTCTCTTGCTCAACGTGTAGATGATCGTCCCAGATGTCCGAGAATTTCATACGGGATATATCACCTAGTCGCTGTCCTGTTACTATGGCTAAAAGCATGGCGTTCCCCATGTATTTGTGATTTTCATCGGCTATATCAAAAATCTTTTGCCATTCCTCAAGAGTGAGGCGCTGGCGAGTGATCTTTCTACGAGGTTGTTTAGTTGCTAGTGCAGGGTTATAACCAGGAGGTACTTCTCCCGCATGCTGAGCTTCTTTAAAAACATCTATTAGGACAGAGCGAATGACCTGAGCCATTCTGGGTTGTCCCTCCGCTAAATATTCATCAAGAATTTGCGCAACATCTCGAACATTGACAGCGGATATTAATTTCATTCCTACTCGTTCCTTAAGCAGAGATACTGGTTTTGCTTTTTGTTTGATAGTGTTTTCTTTAATATCTCCGGACTTTAATCTTTCCTGCTGAATCTTCCAGTAACGTTCAAGCCAAGTGTTAGTTGATATTGATTTTCCTGAGCTGGTGGAAATTCTGTCAGTGATTGCCATTATCTGGCGGGTTTGTTGTTCCGCCAGTCTTTTATTTGCTTCAATAGCTATTGCCGTGGCCTCTGCTTCATCTGTTCCTAGACTATGAAACTTACCGGTTATCGGGTGCTTATAACGCCAGTATACTTTATTAACCTTCCTGCTGAAGAGCGGGTATAAATTTGGAATAGATATATTATTTTTACGTGGTCTGGCAGCCATCGTTCAAAATCCTCTGCAAAAGAACAGGGTCGCTTTTCTTTACTACAGGAGTGGTCAATGTACCGACCAACTCAGCATCCTCCCTGACGCGCCAGAATCGACCTTCTTTTTTGGCTGGGGGAGAAAACATATTCTGTTTAGCATAATTCCTGAGAGTGGAAACACTTGGAGGATTGCTTCTGTATTTCTCGTTTGCCCACTCTTCAAGGGTTAACATCTGGAGCATATGTTTTACCTCATTATGGCCCATTGCTGGGCCAGTATCTGAAAATAAAAAATCAGTTTTGCATCAATTTTTGCAGTACCTGATTGCCGGCAATTATTCGCTGCCAGATCGCTGATACATAGCGGGCCTGATGAATAGCATCAGCGAGGGCATTGTGACGAGACCCTTCAAACGGGATCGTTGTTTTGGGGTCGAAGCTAATGGCCTGGCCGAGCTCTACCATTGTTCGTACGTCCCGATCGTTCCAGTATTCCCACGGATAATCTTCAGCAATGCAATCGTAAGAAGAACGCAGAATAGAGTTGTCGAATGACGCACCGTTACCCCATACCTGCGCCTTTTTGCTCCCACCAGCGACATTATCAGAAACAAATTCTCTGAACTGGAGTAATGCATCCTGCAACGGGATAGCATCATCATTTACGATCGCAGAGCGTGCTTCGGAGGACTGCTTCAGCCACCAGATAACAGTAGATGGATCGATTACGGCGCCCCAGTTCACAGAGGATTCAAGGCATACGACTTTATAGAAACTTTCTCCAATAGAGCCGGTTGCCGGGTCGAAAACAACCGCACCAATAGCGACGATAGGGGCGTTATGTTTTTTACCCATGGTTTCCAGATCAACCATAACGTGAACATAATCAATTGGCTGATCTTCCTCCTTATTATGATGACCGGGTTTAATATCTACAGCATCCGTTTGATGAATAACTTCATCTGTTTTTTCTTTTTGGTTAACCTTGCCCGTAACGTCAACAAGACCTTCAATGGAAAATACTCCGTCCCCAATTTTTGAAACTTCAGGCTTCCTAGTCATGGTAAGGTCTTCGGTTATCCACTTCGGATCAGTAGGGTCGCTAATCCCTTCAACATATTCGCCGCGCTCGGCGGCCAGAACCTGATTAGCGTCTGGACGTTGCTTTTGAGCCTCTTTTACCAGTTCGGTACCAACTGCTTTAAAGTCGGAGGAGAGTGTTTCCAGTTTTGCGCTGTTATCCTCTCCGGCGATTGCTTGGTTTATTGCATCCAGAGTGACTGCAGCAGATGGAATATGTCCCGCCTTAGCAAGCGTTTCAGCGCTCGGGGTATCATGCTTATGTTCAGTCAGATTCGCGTTGATGTAGCCTCGCAACCGATCTGGAAAAGGAGTTATTCCACTGGATGCTTCCCTGATCAGTGCAAAAATCGCTGCACGGGAATAATCAAGGATGCCTGGTGTGCTCCGTAATGCTGCAGACCATTCTTTAAATGGACTTTCTTTCTTCTGTACTATTTCCTTCGCGCGGCGGTGGACTGATGCCGGAAAATTATAGATATCAAAATCCATAGGCATCGTCGCAAGGGCGATCTCTATATCCAGAGTATCCAGCGAATGCTGATAATCCGGATTGCGGTCAGTTTTGTTACCGCCACCAGCATTGGCGCCGGTATCGGTTTTGTTTATTGAGATGATATAGTTTCCAGCAGCCCATTCCTTTGTAAGGATCCCGCGGTCAATGTGTGACGTTTCAAGCCACAATTTGGCGAACTGAATTTGCTTGCCGAGCTCATGGCGTTTCCCCACAGGAAATACGCTCTTAAATGCACTGGTAAATTTCCACAGGCCAGGCATATCATATTTTTTAAGCTCCGGAATATTTTCTGCCGTCAGCAGCAGATTCTGCACACCGTGATTATCCGTATCCATTTCCATCGCTGAAAGGCGGTTACGATGAGGAATGCTAATGTGATACACGTGACGCTCGTCGGCCATATACTGGGCAAGCAGCTGCGTGCGGAATGACATTTCCGCCAGGTTGAAGAGTGCTTCTTCATTGTTCGAATAGTCTTCTTCATCACTATTTGCAGGAGAGATATCGTTTTCTGGTTTACTGGAGGGCTGTGGTTCAGCAGCCGCCGGCACAACGATTTTTTGCCATGTCAGCCCGTCTTCACCACCAAGCTCGTAGCGATCGCACCAGGTGTCATCCAGTACACCTTCTTCCGGTAAGTCATCAACGATGAGCCAGTTGGTGCGGATCGGCAGCTGATGGCTGGCGCCGCGGCCAACGTTAATTTCAGCGTCTTCCAGGATGTCCAGGATTTTGCGCTCGGCGCGAGAATCGGATTTAGCAGAGAACCAGCAGAAGAGGCTTTTCGCTTCGTTTGCTTTTGCCTTAGCTTTAATGAGATACGGGTAGTTGTTCATTGCTTTTGGGCTCCTTTGGATTGTAAGATACCCGGCAGCTGATGGCAGCCGCCCTGGTGGTGGTCATTGGTCAAAACTCGATTCCGGAAAGCTTTGGTCGGCTGACCGGGTACTTAACCCGCCTTGCGCGGGTTTTGTGCTTTATGGGGCTGGCGAATCGCCCCGCAGCAGCTGTGATACGCGAACGTCGTCAAGCGCTCGCAGGATAGGCTCAAAAGTTTTATGGGCTGGCAGTTTAGATACCGCAGTGATCACTTCTGTAACGGTGATGTCATCGCCGCGGGGGCTATAACCACCACCTGGGCCACGCTGTGAAATTACCAGGTTACCCGCCCGCAGCTTTTTGAAGATCTGCTCAAGGTATGAAGTAGACAGCTTTGACTCTTTACTGATGGCCGTCAGTGAAACGGGCGAGCCGTCATAGAGCTTATTCAAAGTGGCGGCGGCCTGGACAGATGCCAGAACGCGTTTCATTCCAAATTCCATAATCACTTCTCCGGCCGTAACGGCCATTGGTCAAAACTCGATTCAAAAACTCACTGCAGGCTGTTGGTCGACAGCCATTTTTTGTGCATTTCGGTAGGGGAGGCACTGGCCCAGTACTTTTTGTTCATCGGCGTTGCTGTTGCAACTGGCCTCTGATGGATAAACACCGATCAGAACATCAGAGCATTCACCAGTGAGAGCACATACGCTGATGACAAGGGCAAACAGGGTATTCATGCCTCAGCCTCAGGGTTTCCTTTCTGCGCCAGTAAGTAACACAGATGGCGTAGTCTCACCTCGAACCAGTTCAGGCGGGTCGCCTGGTTCCCGGTAGGTACTCGGGCAAAATCCTTCATAGTTATCTCCAGTTAACTCAGTATTAGGATGTGGTTTTGCAATGCGGCGCCGGGTGCCTCCCGGTGACGGCAGCCAGTTAACAACTACCGCCGACAACTTTTTCCCCACAACGTGTGAATAACCGCCATGTTTACTTTTTTAACTGTGTCGCGTGCGCATAGCCGCATTCACCGCATTGCAAACCCTGATTTTTTATTTTCACTACTTCGACGCGCTTCGTCGGTGGTGTCGTGACGCTGATCTTCACGATTGAGCTTTTTCACCCTGCAATTCACCACCACGAAGCGCGCAGGATTTCCATTACATTTCAGAAGAGGCGCAGTCTGCCGGCTTACCTGAAAGTGCCGCGGTAAACTCGCTGAAACTCAGTGCCTCTTCACCTTCATAGAGGTTTTCAAAATAGTCTTCGTATGCTCTATCCATACTTCTTTCCTTCCCTTAAGGCCGGGCAGCCGAACGTTAAACCTGCTGCGGTTGATATTGCTGTCATCTCATCCGGTGTTTCGTATGCCGCCGGCAGCTACTTCGTGGGCTTCCTGCCTCGATGACCCATACTGCTTTGTGTGTTTTGAAGTTTCACATGTCGTGAAATTGTTGTCAATACAAAATGTGAAGTCAAAATTACTCATTTTGTGTAATTTATTGGTAAGGGTACAAAAAAACCGGCTCAAGGCCGGTTATGCAATGCTTATTTTTTGATTGAGTTAGGTGGGGTTGTATCTACCGCGTAGGTATTTTTCTACATACTCATCAATTTCTTTAAGTCTAAGCTCAAAGGTATCGATCATGCGTTCCTGTTCAGCTTCAGGTAATTGATTGAATAGGGAAAGAACCCTTTTTTGTTTGTCTGTTAACCAGTTCGATGGATCACTTTGTTCGCCAAATAAAATCATAACGGGCGTGGTGCCTAATGCTTTCGCTAAGGACAATGCATCATCCACACCAACGTTTCGATTGCCATATTCATAATTGGCGACACGCGACGCCCCAGACCAGCCACATAATTTCGCAAGCTGCCCTTGGCTCATTCCTTTCTCAGTTCTTAGCGCCTTGATGCGCTCACCGATTTCTTCAGCAAGTGTCTTCATACCCTCACTTTATCACGAAGAGTGAATATTGGTGATTCACGTTTTGTATTGACAGTTATTTCACGATATGTGAACATCGCTTTACACAACAGGAGAACTGTATGAACTACATTTCGCATTTACGGAAAAAAGCCAACATTTCGCAGCAAGCCTTGGCTAAGGCGGCTGGTTGGAACCAACCTCGGTTAGCCAACTATGAAAAATCCTTACGCGTTCCAAGCCTAGCTGATTCTCGCCATATCGTGGCCGCACTTAATACGTTAGGGGTTAGTTGTTCGCTTGATGATGTATTCCCTCCAGAACCCTCAAATCCTAGGGAGAAATAAAAATGCAAACCATCTCTTTTGAAAATTATACCCAAGACATGGCGGTGCAACTGAAAACCAAAAATCACTATTCGCTGACGCGCCGCGATCGCCAGAAGTGTAGGGCTATTTTTGCCGCTGTTCAGGAATGGGAATCTTCATTACCTGGTCGCGCGCAGGAGCTCGTCGCGCAGCTGGTGGCCGAACAGTGGGAGAAACAAAACGGGCGCGGTATCAGCGTCAATAAACAAAATCTGTATCGCTACCTGAAAAACGAGGGCGGTTCAGAGAAGTACACCAGTTATGTCATCCAGCTTTCGGCGGCGATCGCTGATGCAATGCCGATAGAGATCGCGCGCAAACACGGATTGAAACGTGGATTGACTGAAAGCGAGCTGGTGGCTCAAGCAATCAAAGAGTGTAGCGAAGCGCACCAGGCAAAATTGCTTGGCGCTCCATTGCAAAAGTTAGAGCGTGAAATTCGGGAGGCAGCAATTGCACTTTTTAACATGCTTCCTGCAGATGCGGCGGGACCACTACTGGCGAGCATAAGCGCCGTAGCGCCACAGTTTTTTTAATCGAGTTTTGACAATGGGTACCGTACAGAAAATAGGGGGGCTTCATGAGCATTGACGCAATGCGATGGGCCAAAAAAGTCAAGACAGGGAAGTCCTCTGCAAAAGCTGTTCTGACCTGGATGGCCGACATGTGCGGAGCTGATCTCTGTGCTTTTCCATCCATTCCTGCGCTGGCAGAAGCAACTGAGCTGGATAAGAAAACGGTCCAGTCGAGCCTGCAGTATCTGATTTCGATCGGGCTTATTGAAGATACAGGTGAACGGCGTGGAAAGACTAAACAAATCCCGGTTTACCGACTTCTTGGTGTGGAAGAAAGCGTTGCTGAAATTGAACACACCCAAAAACGGGAACATTACCAAAAACGGGATCGTTTAAACACACCCGAAAACGGGGTTGTTACAGCAGAAAAGGCGCCCGAAAACGGGACTGTTTCCTGTACGCAAAACAACCAAACGATCCCGTTTTTTCCGTCAAACGATCCCAAAAACGGGATCCGGAATCTACCAGAGGAACCAAAAGATATAACCCCCACACATAAGGTTCTGGTCGAACCAGTTGTGCCTGACTATACGAATCAACCTGGAATAGTTCCTTGTGAAACACAAGCATTCGGAAAATTTGCGATGTATTTCGGATGGAAGCCTTCCGAGGATTTTCCCCGACTGGCAACGATTTGGGGAATGCCATTAAGACCGGGGGTAAATCTTGCTGCCGAGTTGAGCTGTTTCATCGCGTACTGGCAGGCTGAAGGCAGGGTGTTTCACCAGGTCCAGTGGGAGCAAAAACTAGCAAGACATCTTAACCGTGCGGAAGTCCGCCAGAAAAAACCAGCGAACGGGAGTAACGATCATGTGGGAGTACGAGCAGAGCCAGCAGCATCCAGAGCTGTTCAACAGATTCGAGCCGCCCGTGAGCAACGGTTGCGAGTTGCTGGAACAGACGGCCGTAGAAACGGCGTGGCGCCTATGGGAAGTGATGGGCGAAATCTTTTCGAACCGATGGATCCTGAAGAACGGAGAGGAACCATCAGAACTCTGGATCGCTCAGATTGGGTCGATGAGTGAAGCCCAGATTACGCTGGTTTGCCGGCAGTGCATGGAGCGTTGCGCCGCAGGCAGCACATGGCCGCCGGATCTTGCTGAGTTCGTTGCGCTGGTGTCTTCCAGCGGTGCTAACCCGTTCAATCTGACATCTGAAGCTGTAATAACGGAATACAAGCGCTGGAGGAACGAGTCTTACCGATATTCGGGAAGCGACAAATACCCATGGAAACAGGATGTTCTGTATCACATTTGCATTGAGATGCGCAGAACTGGAGTTGAGAGGAACCTGACGGAGGGAGAGCTGAAAAAACTGGCAGAAAACTTACTCACGAAATGGACCAAGCACCTGGCTAACGGGTTTTCGATCCCGCCAATTCGTCGGCAGTTGGCAGCACCAAGGCATCCAGCAGGACCGACGCCAGCGCAGGTTCTGATGGAAGAGTACAAACGCCGCAAGGCGGCAGGTTTAACCAAGTAAACGAGTTTTGACCATGACCAAACAAATCAAATCTAGATATCGCAATGAAATAACCGCTTTTGAATTCCTCAGGGCTAACCCGGATATGACGTCCTGCGAAATAGCCAGAGCATTGGGGCGTAGTGGCAGTTCTGTCAGTGGGCAGGTTAAGCAGTTGGCGGGTGCCGGACGGATTGTCCAGACAGGCACTAAAAATGGCACTCCAACGTGGAGAGTTAACGATATGCCGTTTGGCTGCGGTAACCCGATCCGAATGAGGTTCGAACAGTTGCTACAAGAATACCGTTTAGAGGCGCAGGGAAGGGGGCGAGTGACTATCACGGAACAACAGGATTGCATCGCTGAGCGGAGGCTTGGAGTGATTAATAAATAATCAGGCAATCTCAACAAAAGGATTGATTGTCACAACGGGTTATGAGATCGACTTGGTGCATGATATTCTTCGGGCCAATTTGTTATGCGCCACCATGAGATGTTATGGCCCGCATGTTTGATACATTAGGATTTTACTTATGAACGTGCAACATTTTGATTTTTTTACAGATAGTGATTTATCTAATCTGGAACGATATCAAACTTGTAAAGCCATGGCTAAGGGTTATGCCAGCACCTACAAGACGGAACAGTCAAGATTAATGCAGGCTCGCTCATTCTGCTCAAATATCGTATCCGCATATTGGGATACATTGGCAAGAAAGCTAAAAAGCAACATTAAAATGCGAGCAGTACCACATACGGTCTACATGGAAGATATTTTATGTGATGCGCGTGAGCTTGCTGAACGAACCGGCGAACTTATTGCTCGATTTCCGGCTGAGGATGCTGGGTATTTGATTGGCTCCATTTATACAGTAATGCTACCTTCGGCCTACCGTGCTGAAATGGGAGCTTATTATACCCCCCCGCCTTTGGTATCCCGTCTGTTGGATTTGGCTGAACAATCAGGTGTTGATTTCTCGCACGCAACCGTGATTGATCCTGCGTGCGGCGGCGGGGCGTTTTTAGCACCCGTAGCCATAAGAATGTTAAAAAAAGATAAAGGCTCTTCTCCTGAATGGATTTTGCGGAGAATTAGCTGTCGATTGAAGGGGATCGAGATTGATCCATTCGCTGCCTGGATGAGTTCGGTTTTACTTGAATCAGTGTTAATGCCGCTTTGTGTAAAGGCTAAGCGTAGGTTGCCCCATGATACAATTATTGTTGGGGATGCGCTTCAGCAAGAACATATTTTTGGTTATGACCTTGTGATTGGGAATCCGCCTTATGGGCGTGTAACTCTCGATATTAAAATGAGAGAAAAATATTCTCGCTCACTATTTGGTCATGCGAATCTATATGGCCTGTTTACCGACTTAGCTATTCGCATGGTTAAAGAAAATACTGGGGTTATTGCATTCTTAACACCAACTTCGTTTCTTGGCGGACAATATTTCACCGCTCTGCGTACTCTTTTGACTGAGAAAACTACTCCATTTGCTTTCGATTTCGTTGCTGATAGAGATGGTGTATTTGACGATGTCCTTCAGGAAACAATGTTGACGGCATTTAAAGCTGGAGATCATAAAATCCGGGCGTTAGTGTCTTCGCTTGTTCCTAAGGGATTGAATAAAGCAAAAATCGAGAAAATAGGTAGTGTTGAAGTAGAAAAAGGAGGAGCAACATGGCTCTTGCCGAGGGGTAAAGATGATGCGCGTTTTCTCAAGATGCTGAAAAGCATGCCTATGCGGTTAGCTGAGTTGGGTTACTCTGTTTCTACTGGCAAACTAGTCTGGAATCGATTCAAGTCACAGCTGCGTACTACGAAAGGAAAGAATAGCTATCCCTTAGTCTGGGCAGAGTCGATCACTTCTGCTGGTTTTCGTTTTAGTGCAGATAGAAAGAACCATGTTCCCTATATTGATATAGTACCGCGACAAGATTTCCTTGTGACAACTTCTGAATGTGTTCTGGTTCAAAGAACGACATCAAAAGAGCAGGAACGAAGGATTTTGGCTGCGATACTACCTCAGAAATTTATAGATGAAAATGGTGGTGTTGTGGTTGAAAACCATATTAATATTGTGTATTCAAACGGATTGTTCTCTGCGGTCCGACCCGAGGTTATTGAGGTGCTGCTTAACTCGCATGTGGTTGATCGGGCATTTAGGTGCATAAGCGGAAGCGTAGCTGTTTCGGCATATGAACTGAATTCGATTCCGTTGCCTTCTCTAGAGCAGGTGATGGAGATTCAAGCGCTACTCGATGCCGGTGTTGACCGCCGAATAATAGAGAGGACAATCGCAGGCTTCTATGGAGTGATGTTTGCATGAATCTACCTGTTGTTCCCCCATTAGATGTTATTCAGGAAAGGTTACCTTTAATTTTTCCTGAAGGTACTGAAAATCGTGGATATCTAATCCGAGAGATAGCTGCAAAAACTATTTTTGTCATGTTTTATGTCGGAGCTGTTGACGGGCTTGAGCGATGGATCCGGCCTAGCCAGGTCGTAAGTATGGGGGATTCACAGGCTAGTCTCACTGATGATGTCAGTCGAGAAAGTTGGGTGAAGATGACTTTCTCAAAACATAAGACAAGACCTACTGATGCATGGTATGCAGAGAATACGCGTGAACCGATTCGTGACGAGACGATCAAAAATGGTTTCATACCGTGTAATGCAATTGTTGAGCGTAAAGGCATACCCACCACATCTTCTCAACCACGTTACAGCTTGAATCGATCTTTTGCCGCGCTTTTTGATACGAAACTTCACGGTGATGAACTTTTGAGAGCAATTAGTAACTGGCAAGAAAGTCATTTGAACAAAGCAGCCCTTGCCAGATTACGTTTATTGAAGTCAGGTGCAGCGATTGCCGATGATGCAATAGTTGTGACTTTTCCAAATGGGGAAAAAAGAACTTTAGCTCCTGGTCCATCAAGCGTGATAGCTAAAGCTGTTATCGAGGTTTTTGCTCCCAATTTTCTGAAGAATCCAACAGTACTCTGGTTGTCTGAGTCCGGGAATAAAGTTGTTGCTCAGGACGAAGTATTAGCGCAGGCACTAGGATTAAACATTGATGCTTCCAAGGCTCTACCTGATATTATTTTGGTTGATTTGGGAGAAGATCGAACAGGTTCTGATATGCTTGTCGTTTTTACTGAGGTTGTTGCGACGGACGGACCTATCAACAGGGAAAGAAAAGTTACTCTCACTCACTTAGCTATTGATGCTGGGTTCAGCGAGAAGAACCTTGCATTTCTTACAGCATTTATTGATAGAAGTGCTTCGTCTTTCAGAAAGGCTATCCCTGAATTAGCATGGGGGTCCTATGCTTGGTTTGCGTCAGAACCAGAACACCTGATTGATCTCAGAGATGGTTCTCCGGTAAAGATTAGTCAGAGGGTTTGAACAAATATCAATCAGGTTTAAGCAACTGTACGATTGTTCTTAACCTGAAGTTTTTGCCAAACACCCCGAATGAGAACTCACATCAAGAACCCGCCATTGGCGGGTTTTTTTATATCTGGAATAAATTTCTCATATGAAACAAGCACATTACCACAGCTAATGTGCCATTGAGGGCTTGAACATTTCCGCTAATAAGTATACTGTTTGTTTATACAGTACTTGCGTGAGGAGCTAGTTATGAAAGTGGAAATCACAATTGATCGCCAAAAAAAATTGCCGGATGGCGCGGTGCCTGCTCTGGAGAAGGAGCTACTGCGGCGATTGGATCAAAACTTTAATAACTGCAGTCTTGTGATTCGTCGAGCCAGCTCTGATGGGTTAACCGTGCTTGGTGGAATGGACGGAGATAAAAAACGTGTAGAGGAAATCCTGCAGGACACCTGGGAAAGCGCTGATGACTGGTTCCGTTAAGTTGAGGTCCAGTGGCTTGCCTAGTTTATTTTGAGGATTTGGCTGTGAGTAAAAAACAAGAAATGCCGAACACCGGCTATGCAATTATCAGATGCGATGATGGGGTGATCGTTGCTCGTCTGACATCCTTTCCTGTGTGTGAGCGCGCTCTGATGTACCGGCGTGGCGACACTGTTTCGTTTATGCCTTTGCAGCCGGATGAGATCGTGGGGACTCTCTCTCTTTTTTCACAGATGATTGAAAAGGCTAAGTCTGGAGTTGGTTACCAAGTTCCCCCTGGTTCTGTTACAATCCCGTCATAGGCCTGAACAACCTATACCTGCTGCGTCACGGAGAGAAACCATGACGCAAACAACCGAAGTATTAAAATCCCATCAGACTGGTGCTCCTTCAACGAGCGCCGGTTCACTCTCGTCTTCGAAACTAACTTTTCGACAGCAGGAAGTTTTCGATCTGCTGGTCGCCTACATCAATCAGCATGGCTACCCACCTACGCTATCTGAGCTGGCCGATATGCTCGGCGTTAGCTCGTCTAATGCTGTCCTGTTGCATCTGCGTGCGTTAGAGAGAAAAAATTTTATAAAACTCTCTCGACGTGTCTCCAGAGGAATTTCCATCGTCGGGTGTAAGGAGCCTATGCTCGCCGTGCAGTTGCTGCAGGAAATGATCGCTGAAGAACCCGGCGCGCGTGAAAGAGCGATTGAGTTTTTGCGACTGTTCGGTGATCAGCCATGAAGAAAAGTTGGTTTTTACACGAGCAACTTTCAGAGGCTGAGGCTACAGAGCTGGTGGAGCGATACCGTAAAAATAACTGTGTGGTTGAGAAGAGCTTATCCAGAGACTTTGCATCGTGGGAGATCCGCGTGCTGTTGCCCGAATCGAAAAAGCCGCCACGGATTGACAGGACCTACATACAGAAGATGTGGAGGGACTGATGCGAGCTTTGCTTAACGTGGATATTGCACGCCATCTTGGAATTGTGCTGCTTAAGCCGGGTAGTGAATTAATGCCGTTATTCGGTGCCGGCCGAGTTCTTGTTGAAATGCCGCCGGCAAGCATGAAAAAGATACCCAGTGGACGTCTTCCTGATGCCCGGCAGCCGTTGCGGGATGAAATGGGGATCAGACCTTTTTTCATGAAGAAGGCAGTTATCACTGCAGCTGGTGGGGTTAGTGCCCTCGAGTCATGGTTGCGTAGGCAGGTTAAAAACTGTCAGTGGACACATTCCGATTACCATCACCATGAGCTCGTCCCGTTTCGCCATTCGACGGGTGTAATAATCGCATGCTGGCACTGTGATAATGAGCTGAAAAACCAAACGGAAAAAACCCTCAATCAACTGGTAGGTGTTAACAACGCTGACTGGGTAATCGACACTGCCCGCATCGCGCTTGGTCTGGACGCTCAGCGCTCATTGTCACTGGCGGAGCTATGCTGGTGGGCGGTAGGCGCCGGGATTGGCGATGAAATTACAGAAGAAATGGCGCGCCGATCCCTGCGTATTAAAGACGATAACATTAAATCGGTTTACAGGGAGAGTGAGATTGTTCCGTCGGTACCGGCCACCAGTATTCTTTCTCCCCGTCTCGAAAAAACAATCAAGCCAACGGCAATAACCACGCCGGGCAAACCTCTGGTTCCTGTGAACGTCGATCCTGTTGCACCGGCGACACTATTCGCGAGACCTAAGCGGAGCCGATGGTTATCAGCTGACTTTATCTCATGGGTTAAAAAACAGCCGTGTATGTGCTGCGGGCAGCCTGCAGATGATGCACACCACCTTATTGGCTGGGGGCAGGGCGGCGTAGGCACCAAGGCCCACGATATTTTTACGATCCCATTATGCCGCAAGCACCACCGTGCTTTGCACCATGACCCTGCCGCTTTTGAGCGTGAATACGGCACCCAGCCGGTATTGATTATTAAATTGCTGGACCGGGCATACGCGCTCGGCGTTCTTTCCTGAGGAGCTTTAAAAATGAGAGATATGTACGAAATATTGGACCGCTGGGGAGCTTGGGCGGCATCTGACAATAGTGGTGTTGACTGGCAACCCATTGCTGCTGGGTTTAAAGGTTTGCTACCTCATGGAAAGAAAATACGCCAGCAATGCGATGATGATGAAGGTATCATGATTGACGGTTGTGTAGCGCGATTGCGGAAATATAAGCCAGAAGAGTATGAGTTAATTATTGCTCATTTTATTATCGGAATCTCCTTACGTAGCATCGCTAAGAAACTTAAATGCTCTGATGGTACCATCAGGAAAGAATTGCATAATGCCATGGGGTTTATTGAAGGGGTTTTAATGATGCTTTAGACTAGCTGGAGCTAGGGCTCCAGCTTAAATTTTGATAAAAACATTTCCTATTGACTCAGCCATTTTTGGCGGAACAGCATTACCTATTTGTTTCGCCTTAGATAGCATGGAGCCTTTAAAAATGTAATCTATTGGAAACGTTTGAAGTAGGGCCGCCTCCCGAACAGAAATAGCTCTGTCTTGTTCGGGATGTCCAAACCGGCCGTTTGAGTAACTAATGCATCGTGTAGTTAACCCACTTGCTGGTTTATCCCATGCCAAACGCCCATAAACGTCGCTATGACCTGTATGCTTCTTGTGGCATTCAAGCAAAAGTTCTCTTGGCCAATATTCTCGTCCTTTACCTTCAGGGGTGCATCTAATTCGTTTTAAATTCAGCTCTGAAAGTTTTGCACTAACATGGTCTTTCACCAACGGATGAGATTCCCCGGCTTCAATAGAGGGTATGTTACCAATCCAATCTCTAACCGTAGCGAATGGAATATCAGTTCCATTATGAGTGCGCTCCGGTAAATGAATTTGAGATTCAAGAGAGGCCATTAAAACAAATCTTTCACGCGTTTGCGGAACACCATACCATAATGCTGGAATAACGCCATAAACAAGATTGTAATTCCTATTTTTTAGAATAGAAATAAAACCATAGAGAGGACCGTCATTTACATCCACTTTTTGTAAACCAGGCACATTTTCTATCAATACATAATCGGGTTCGTAGAATTCGACAAAGCGACCGAATTCTGATAACAAACCTCTTCTGGGATCTGAAGTGGTTTTATTCTGATTTTGCTTTGAAAAAGGTTGGCATGGAGCGCACCCGCAGAACAGAATCTTTGCATCTTTTTTTGCCGTTTCAACTAATTGAGAGATGTCAGCAACATCAACTGACCTAATGTCATTATTGATGAATACGGCATCAGGATTGTTAGCCTTAAAGGTTTCGCTTGAGTCATAATCAAAATCTAGGCCAAAAACAATCTCACAACCAGCAGTTTTTAGACCTTGGCTAGTGCCACCGCAGCCAGAGAAAAAATCGAAAACTCTGATCTTTTTGCTCATTATAAAACCCGCCATAACTTTACTTATCCCTGATCATACCATGTTCAAGAAAAAATTTCAGCATCTCTCTTGTTTCTATAAATGCAGGATGATTATCAGGTATTTTTGATAGGATTCTGATTTGCGTGGCAAATATATCATCTGATGTAATTTCATTGCTCCCAATATCATTTTTACATATTTCCACGGTTATTTCTTTGGGTGATAGGCCTGCTGTGTCCTTGTCTTTGATTAAATCTAAATAAAAGTCAGGTAGGTTTTCGATTAAAAAAACCTCTGGGTTTATTACCGGTAAATAACCTATGAAATTATATGAGAAATCAATAAATCCACGATGAAGAAGCTTTTTTTGCTTCTCATTAGGTTTGCCGCCATTTCCATCTGTCGGAATTTTTATTTCACACCCAAGGATGCTTTTTAATATTTCAGATAGAGCAGGATCTTGGTCTTCTGGAATTTGGGTGGACTTTATAAAGTCAGTAAGTGTTTTTTGATCTCCATCCAATAAAAATACTGCATTAGTTACATTGGATAAAAATAACGGGACAGCAATATTACCTAGTAAAGTGGTTGCTCCAGCAGGACAGTAAATTATATCAAATGTATTGACTAAAGCTGAACCACCAGTTTTTAAAGCCTTTTCAACGAATTTCTGAGCGAGTTTATCTTCGACGAAAATTGTTTTTTTTGACAGTCTGTCACCGAGAGTGAAAAATGCCTCCTCTGGACTAACATTTTCAAGAATACTTACTTTGCCTGTTGTGGAATTTAATGTAAAAAGTTTTATAGACTCTTGAGGAAGATCCCTTACAATTGATGACGAATGGGTCGAAATAACAACCTGATGTTTGTTTTTAAGACAAATTTGGTTTAAAAATTCCATGAGTCTTATTTGTGCAGCAGGATGGAGCGAAACTTCTGGTTCGTCTAATAAGATTAAAGAAGCATTTGGGGCGTTTATTATCTGATTAACCAATAAAGTTACTGCAAATTCCCCACTGCCTGCAAAGGCTTCAGAATAGTTAAGACTGTTTGATTCCAGTATAACTGTAGATGCTTTATCATTAGTGAAGAGGGCATGCTCCACTAGTCTGATGCTTTTATAAGTTCGACCTAAAATATGGCTTATAATTTCAACTTTCTCTTTGGAAAGAAGTTCGTTATTATATAACCTCTCCTTTTTACCCTTGAAAGGTTTGCAGCTGGATGAATTGTTTTCAATTACATCTTTTAATATGTGGCTTCTTTTACGTAAAAAAGTTTTCTTAGGATAAAGATTAAAGTCAGAGTGGTAAAAAAATTTGTCAAAAGCACTTATTGATGCCCTGAAGTCGATATAGGTAACTAATTTATCAATTTGTTTCCATCGCGACTTTTGTTGATTTGGGGAAACAATATTTTTTGGCATTTTTTTCATGCCATCACCTGCAAGTGGTCTAGATGTTTCCCAAAGATCAGGATCATCAGGGTCAACGATCCTTGTTTTAATTACTTCGACAACTTCTTTGATTGAATAATCGAAATAACCATATATGAATCTTGATCTTCCATCATCTTTTATTTCATCAATGTCAGTGGAAAACCACAAGCTACCAAGAGAGTAGTTATTAGGAGAGCCATAGAGGGCCCTTAAAACCGAACTCTTATTTGTTCCGTTTTGTCCTACTAATGCTGTGATAGGATAATTAAAATTAATTACACTGAACTCTTCAAGATTTTTATAGAAAGGAAACCTAATGTGTCGGATGAACGGCTCTATGGTTTTTGAACTCATCAGCCCTCTTAATTTTATGATCTCGCTCACGTTTTGTACTTCCGTGTTGATTTTTCTAATATCATATAAAAACACTAACGCGTACGCAAAAACTATCGTAATCTGTTAAGAGTGGTCACTTCGACACACCGCTTAACCATTAGAACCCTGCCGCTCGGCGGGGTTTTTGCTTTCCGGCGATACGACAGGGGGTATTCGCGAGATGCATTGCATCAGTACCCTTGTCACATCGTCGTATATCGCATAATTGATTTGCTTCGCCTCACCGTGGCGTAGAGGTGTTGGGCAATAGCTCCCTCTGTTATTTATATAAACAAAAATGTTTATTCTTTGCTTGATGCTATAAACAAAAATGTTTATACTTGTCTCAAGTTAAACAGACAGGAGGAGGAAGTGAAGCAAAGCGAGTTGAGGCGTTGGCTTGCAGCTCAAGGGGCAGAATTTAAAGATGGTACTAACCACTTGAAAATCTATCTCAACGGCAAGCAAACGGTAATGCCGAGACATCCGGGGAAGGAAATACCGGAACCGCTGAGGAAGGCAATTCTTAAGCAACTCGGTATCAAATAAAATCCAGCCCCTCGGGGCTGGTACTCGCGGAGGTTCACTTAATCAATATGCGATACCCGGTAATTTTTGAGCATGACGAAACCGGCTGGGCGGTATTCTTTCCGGATATCCCAGAGGCAATGACGGGAGGAGAGACCAGGGAGGAAGCGTTAGAAATGGCGCAAGATGCCCTGGTGACGGCGTTTGATTTTTACTTTGACGACCGCCGGGAGATTCCCGCTCCATCAGCAGAAGGTGATGCGTTTGTTGAGGTTCCGGCCAGCGTGGCAGCTAAAGTATTGCTGTTAAACCGTCTGGTCAGCACCAACACCAGCAATGCTGATCTCGCCCGCTTGATTAACACGCGCCCACAGGAAGTGCAGCGCATCGTGTCTCTTGGTCACAGTACCAAAATCGATACGATCCAAAAAGCGCTATCAGCGTTGGGGCAAAAGATGGAAATTGTCGTCCACTAATCTCTATATATCCTAATCAAAGGTCGCCGTACTGGCGGCCTTTTCATTTATGGATACGGCTTGTTGCTAAATCAGCTGAGTCCTTTATCCAAACCATCCTAATGTAATCCGGGGGGCTCTGAAAATGCCATTACCTCGATAACTGGTTATTTCTGATGGAGTTGCTGCATAGCTGGTGGCTTAGCGATACGCCTATGGTATTGACGTATAGAATCTTCCCATCATAAGGTATTGATGTGGTGAATCCCCCTGTGCGGAGGGGCGACCAGTCAGTTACAGAAACCTGTAAATGCAGCGCGGGCCATGCCGACTGGGGCATGCTCACCGGGAGGCACCCGGCACCACACTGCCACTAAACATTTTTAAGATTTATGGCAGGTTTACTTTTGCGGTTGCCCTTCTATGTTTATAGAACGTAACGGCAAAAGTGAATGCTTCCTGGTAAATCGGTAGCTCGGACTATTAGGAGTTCCTTCGTTTCGTTACTACCTAGAATGCCTACTTTCTGCCCGCCTTCAGGCGGGCTTTTTTACGCCATCAATAGGGCGCTTCAGAAAGAAAAGGTAAACATCATTTGAAGACTGCGCTTTGCGTGGCCTTTTTCATTTCAGGCTCACGGGAATCATCATCGATACGGCTCGTTGTTAAATCAGCCCGATGGGCCTGACCCCCTACACGCACAAAGCACCCCGTTAATCCGGAGGTGGAGTATGTATCGAATGGACAAGCTAACAACAGGTATTGCCTACGGAACGTCCGCAGGTAACGCGGGGTTCTGGATGTTGCAATTGCTCGACAAAGTATCCCCATCCCAGTGGGCCGCTATTGGTGTTCTGGGAAGTCTGGTATTTGGCTTGCTGACATACCTGACGAATCTGTATTTCAAAATTAAAGAAGACCGGCGAAAAGCTGTGCGAGGTGAATAATGTCTCCGACACTACGTAAAAGCGTTCTTGCTGCAGTCGGCGGTGGAGCCTTTGCGATTGCCTCTGCACTCATTACTGGCCCGACGGGTAATGATGGGCTTGAGGGAGTGCGATACGACCCTTATCAGGATGTGGTAGGTGTGTAGCGCGGCGTTTTTTTTTGCATGAAAATGAAATAAAAATTGCACTGCGGTAATGGTGGATTACGCACAGTGCAAAAATAAACGAAATAACATGACGTGGGTGGTATCAGTTACCGTATTGCGCCCGGAAATACGCTTTAATCGCCGCAATCTCTGCCGGTGTTTTCACCGAGTCGAAAATCATCACTTCCGAGTAATTGACGTTGTTGGCCGCCGTTGCCGCTAGGCTCAGTGGTGCATTCTGATATGTAATGGCCGATGCACCGGTTACAGTCGCTGTGGCATCGTTAACATAGATGGTCTCAATGTCAGTAACCGGATCGTAATTCACGATAATCAGGTCAATGCCGGATGATAGTGCTACACCACCCCGCTGCGTTGATTCCCCCGTTTTGTAGTAATACAACTTGTTATCCGTCTGCGCCTGAAGTCGCAGGTGGGGACCGCCGGGCAGGAACGTTGCCTGGGTTGTGTTATCGCGTTTAAATGCAAAAGCGTAGCAGTAGCCGTTTGTCGCATTGGCTGGAAACACATTTCCTGATGTTACACCACCATTCGCCGACAGGGCGCTCTTCATTGTTTTAATGCCATTCAGCGTAGACTCTGAAATAGCGGACCCTAGCGTGATAGCCATATCACCTGCACGGTCGACCAGTGTTGATACCCGCCAGTCGAAGTAATGCGACGGGTCAAAGCGACACGTTGTGTCATCGCGCTCTGAATAGGTGGAAGCTATACCGCTGTTAACAGCCACAGGAATTTGCAGGAAAGTGGTTTTAGCCATTTTAGTTACCTTATTTTCTGAGAGATTGTACGGCGTAGTTCAGCAGGGCACGTTTTGCCTGGTAAGCGCCTATAATTCTGGCTCCCCGTGCGTTGGGGTGCGGGTCTGCCGGGTTGGTAGTGGAGAACGCGTAGCCATTCTGGAATGCAAAGTTTGAGTTTCGTATCAGGTCGCGAACATTAAATCCGAGCATTCCGTATTTAGTCTGGATAGCGTCATAAACCGCATCGCGTTTAATGTGATTGTCGCTGTACCAGCGTTCCAGAAAAACGGGCGCCCCCGGCAGCGCATCCTGTACCCGCTCCACAATGGCGCTGTAACCGGCCATAAAATCTGTATCTGACAGCGCGTAATCATTCTCGCCGAGATTGATAAACACCAGGTCAGCCGCAAAATACTGCATCCAGTATTTCTGGTACGAGGCCGTCTGATTCAGGTGATATGCCGCTGTTGCGCCTCCTCGTGCGTAACGAATGACGCGAACTCCGCCAGCAGAGTTAATGCAGTTGAAGCTAATCAGCGCAGGGTACCCTGACTGATTTACCCCGGAAGCTGGCGGTTCAATCTCAAGTGAAAATCGTCCCGTTGATGGGCCAAGCCCTTCAACGCGCACTATCTGGATTTCTTCTGAGCCCTCCGGCTGGTTTGTGATGGTCGCAGTCTGCCACTCCCCGGAACCCGCTGGCCCTGTGGTGCCATCATCATTCCGGTCTGTTGCACGAAAACGAAACTGACTGGAGGTTCCGGCTGCGCCGGTGCCGGTGAATCCGACCTCGACAACATCGTGTTGATAAATAGGGTTGCCGCGCGACGCATCTTTTACCCGGAAAAACAGATTAGTGCGGCCTGACCACGGAACTAACGCGAAACTCAATGGCGCGCATTTTTTGCCGTATGGCTGATTATCCACCCATCCGCTATAGACCCGCTCCATGTTCAGCAGGTCGCGGGAGGCTGTATTGTCGTTTGAGGGGGCGAAGTAGCCGATACCGCCATGACCTAGCCGCGCCGCAAACTGGCTGTACATGGCATCAATAGCTCCTAATCCTCCAGTTCCGCCAGTCAGTGAATCCCCCGGCCCGCACAGAATAACCAGATACCCACCGGTGTTCGCCCGCGCCTGCATGGCAATCAAATAATCAAGCATCCCGACTTCCGGCAGTTCAGAAGTGGTCTGATTGCTGCCGGAACCCATTGTCAGCAGTTGATTATCTGAGCCCAGGATCACAAACGGAGAAGGCGCGTATCCACGTAAAATAGAGACGCCAGCATCCTGAAGGGTGTCTGTTGTTAAAAATGACAGCATCTGATTATCCGGCCCCAGCAGATACAGAGGTTTATCGCCGTATCCGAATTTAATATCCGAGCCAGCCTCTGCCATTCTGTCTCGACCAAAATCCAGTTTCTGGAAATCTTTACCGACAATTTCAAACTCGTCGTTACCATAGCCCCGAAAAAATTTTACACCACCCAACGTCCAGTTTGATGGCATAGAACGTCCGGTGGGCTCTAAAACCCCTGCATTATTTATATATTCATCGGACAGTGTAAAATTAGATGGATTCGTTATCCATAATCGAGCCTGGTTGAGAATAGTTTTTGCCGCTACATTTTTATCTGCCGCGTCTATTGTTGCGAATTCTCGGGTTGTTCCTGTTATTGCTCCCTGACCAGGCATCATCGCTGAGATAATCGCAACACCCGCTTTATTCAGGTAATAGGTAAATGAGGTTAAATCATCCGGCCCATCAGCAACACGAAAAATTTTCCCGTCAGGAGTATTAGCCAGTCCTGATATCGTCCCATCAGGATCCGATTCTGTTTTGTAAAATGTATACTCACGGTAATCACTGGCTGATTCTATCTGGTCTTTGAGCCAACGAGTCCTGTTAGCCAGTTGTTCAGCCTGAATATTATCAGGACCGCCCCGACCACCCAGCACAGGAGTATCCTTCTCAAGTTGATAAATATCATCAACCCATGTTGCTTGCTCAGGTAATTTACTGGTCATTTTCTAACCTCTATAAGTATATCTGCCGTTGTGTCTAATAGAACCGTTGTGTGTGATGCCGTTTAGTCTGTCGAACAAAACAATGCGCCCAAGTCGCCCCAGAAACTCATCATTGGATTTCTTACCGTCATACAAAATATTAGCTGTTGTTTCCAGCCCACTGATTTCTGTCTCAGTGTTTATTAATGTGAGTGTAGCAATGGGGTCTAATGACACTCTGTAAATTTCGACTAAAACAGGACGATTATTTTCAGCTAAATTAATGCCTTCATAACGTAAAGAAAACTCTTCGGTTATGTTTTCAGCCAACGATAAAACCGTATTACCTGGGTGTTGGTAATCAACAATGACGGGTTGTTTTTCGGGAGTCGAAAGAAAGGTTATCGCCCCCCACAACCTGTCAACAACATAATCATCACCATTGACCATGTCTTCTATAGAAACACCCCACACATTTGGATTTCGTAGCGTAATTCTGTCTCCGGCTTCGATTCCTTCAGGTAATATGTCCTGTGCATACACGTCTGGTATCTGGGATGTATTCTTTGCTTCAAGAAGAACTTTTAAGTTTTCCACTGAAAATTCATGCCAGGTTGATGTTATTTTCCCTTCCAGCGCGGTGATATAACGCTGAGAGTTAACCAGTCGTCCACCGACCGACGCGCGGGATTTTTTCTCTTCAAACTCCAGTTCAATATTCAGCGCCGAAACATCACCAACCCAACGCCAGGACAAAGCCTGACCCGCCGAATTTCGGCGAGCCAGGTATAATTTCCCTTGTCCGTAGTAGTAGTCACTCATGCGTTCTCGCTTTCAGGTTCTTCTGGGGTGGGCTCTGGCTCTGGCTCTGGCTCTGGCTCTGGAATAATGCTGCCAGGTGGTAGCTGAATCTGCCATTTATTCAGGGATTCAATATCCCCCCTGACTGATTTAATCGTGACGCTATGACTGGCATTTCCCGGCCCGGCTTCAGTGGTATAAGGGAGTGAATACTCTTCATCGGTTGTGGTTCCTGTCCAGGCTGTTTCCTGAGTGTCACCATTTATGATTTCGATTACATAATTCACTCCCGCCTCTGGCCCGATGCTGCTTTCCAGATAATCAATTAACCGGTCAGCCTGCAATTGTCTGTCCCGGTGTGACCAGGTTAAAATATATTCCTCTGCGGGGACAGCTACGAGGGGATAGGGTTCGTCATTTAAACAGATATTCGCGGGAAGATATGGCCTGGCCTGCCGCCCCTGCATTGTCAGTTGCGTAATGATTGCCGAGCCTTCGGCCAGAGTTTCTTTTGATGTGCGGGTGAGCAATCTTACATCAACGCTTTCCCCCTGCATATATTCCAGACCATCACTTTCAATCGCATCCTGAATAAACCGCAGGTGTGAACCGGCGGCATGTTCGGCTGGTAATGTATCGGCACATGCCCGCCCGATGGTAATTGTTCCCGCAACCAGGTCTACTGCATCAATACGGACAATTTCATTATTGATTATGGCTCCGGCATTCACGGCCGGAATAGTCGTTAACAGTGCTTTAAATACGGTTTCAAAACGTCCAGCTGGTTCGGTCAGGACAACCGAAGGTGTCCAGTCGCCGGAACTGTTGCCTTGCCAGTTAATACCATCGGCCCGCGTCTGCAGCAGGTAATTGATAGACGTACTGCTGGGGGCTGTGGCCATCACACCTAAATAACCAGTTTCTGCCTGTAGCGCCGCCAGTTCTGCAGCACCAATCGTTCCGGCCAGAACAACGTAAGGTAGCTCTATTAGCTGGCTGTCTGTGACGGGGCGGGCCGTTTTGTCGGGTGGCGTCCAGCTGCTGCCCTGATCACCGCTACTGTAAGAAGTCGCGGGTAACCCGAAAACATCCTGAACAACGGTTATTTTCAGCCCCCCGGTATCCATCTCTTCGATTTTCCCGACACGTACCACCATATTCGCAATATTGCGGTCAGGGATACTGATACGGAATGGCGCAGCTGGGGTTAAAATACCGCCACGACGATCAAACAGAATAATCAACCGCGTTAGCCCGGCAGAACTTGATTCAAGGTCTCGTTGCGCGACACGTACGGCGAGAGAGTGCGTGGGGATAGCTTTATATTCTACACTGTCCGAAATAAGACCGACTGACTGAATAGCTCCCAGATTCTGGGCGCGAACTTCACCTTCGCTGTTTGTGACCGGGTCGCGCCAGGTGACCACTATTTCATTAGGCGCGGCATCGGCGCTGGTACTGTCATCATCCTGTACCCCGATAATGCCATTGTCATAAGTAAATAACGGCAGCTCATCCGGATTATAATCGTCGCGTAATAATTTGAGCGTTAATTTCCCCGTACTCAAATCACCATATTGTGCAGCACCAATATGATCGAGAATTTGCTGAACGAACTGATCAAGACTGTCCTGGCGGTTATAACGAAAACAAAGCCCGAATTTCTCATCATAAAGCCTGTCAGCGGCGATACGATAACTTTCAGTATCAAGGTCATCGAGCGTAAGGCCACGGCCCCAGTCACGGTTAAGAGCACACTCAACAAGAATATGCGCAGGATTCATGGCGTGAATGGCCCGCAGGTTAGTGACCTGCTCCGGGGTCAGCTCACTCTCATCATCCAGCTGGCTTTCCGTGTTCTCCAGCAGAATAGTGGCTTTTTCCGGATACCACACCGGGCCATCCCAGCCTTTAGTAGAGCGGCGAACACGATAAGACCACGGCTTAGGTGTGGCACTGTAGCAGCTGATCAGACCGCTAAAAAAGGTGGTCACGACGCCACGGAAACCGGGAACCAGCCCGGTTAGCAGCGTCAGTAATCGAGGTGTCGGCACCTGGTCAGGCTCACCCATCATGATATCCAGCGTCCCTTTAACGCCGCCTTCGCCGCCGGTATCATCGCCGCCGAACAAATCCGGCTTATCGATGACCACTGTCATGTTGCTGGTCACCTGTCCTGGCGTACCGGCGAAGACCGTTTTGTCATCGGCACTAATGGCCACAATCTCATTCACCGGGCCACGGCCGATCCCGGCCTGCACATCCCAGTAATAACGGTATCCCACGGTCACTTTTTTACTGCCTTTACCGCCCATCATGGCCTCCGCTTAAACGGCTCTCAGCCAGTCGAACAATGCTGATGGCCAGCGCATCACCAGTGGCCAGCAGCTTTTCGGCCTCAATGCCGCCATCACGAATGAAGGCTTTTAAATCGAGGTTATAACGGGCAAAAAAGGCACGTAATCCGGGAGCGCAGCCGCCACCGGCGCGGATATCTTCCATCGTGATTAACATGACTTCCTCCTTATTTCCGGATCGCTTCATAGCGATAGTTGCCATACGCCAGCACGAACCAGTCTTCAGACCAGCAATCTCCAAAAAAGACACACTGTGGCGTGCCCTCATCCGGTTGCGGCATATTCCAGTCATCTTCCGTGGCCGCTTCCGGCGTCGTGCTTTTTTGTTTCGGTGCCAGCGCTGCGTTTAGCACGTAAGACGCAACGATCACGGCGACAAATTTCGCTACAGCCCACCACATGGCATTACCTCAGAATAATTTGATGATTTGATAAGGTGACTTGCCCGGCATATGAGGCTGGCCACCGTAGTTGAGAACGTTGTTGAATTTGGTGTTACAGGTCGAGATTGTGCGGTCACAGCCCGGATACAGGGTGACTGTCTGCCCGGTTTCCAGGCCCACAGAACCGCCGAACAGACCAAGCGTGCTCCCGTTCTGGGCCCGGAGTCCTCGCCGCTCGGTCACGCCATCGGAGATCCACTCCACGTAGCCGCCTGAGAACCAGTCGCCGGGCAACCCCTCCGGCATGTTGACGGTGATGCTGGCTCCGTCCAGTGAAGTGATAACCAGTCCGGCAATACCGAACTGTTGAGGAGAAATGCCGCAGTTATGGTCGTACAGCGAATACGGGCAGGCCCGGCCCCACGTCAGACGCAGGCCACTGCGGGTGAAGGTGCTGGCCAGGCTGGCGGTCAGTAACCGGCAGCGGTCTGTTGCTTCGCGCTTCATCTCGGTAATGGTGCCGATCCACTCCGTCCTGAACTCCTGCTGCACGTCATCTATATGAAAGCGATGTATACGGATACGAACAGGGCTGGACGGCGGAATGTTTCTGAAGAGGGCCGCAACCGGGTTTGATGCAGGTACGGTCACGTCGAGGCTGTCCCCAGCCCCCACGCTCAGACCGCTGTCGCTGATGGCCTGGCACTGCCAGAGTACAGGCTGTTGAGTCGCGTCTGTGGTGGTAATATCCCGATCCGCATTGGTATAGCGATAAAACCTCGTTTCACCGCGCGAGAACTCATACAGCGTAACCGGGCGGCCGTCGGCAGTAGAATACTCAAACTGATTCCAGCTCATCGCGTATCCCTCTGAATGTTGTTGAAATCTGAGCAAAACCATCGGCATCGGTGGCATGTTCCCATGTGATATCGTCCGTGTTCTGACGGCAGAGCGTCATAAAGGAAACGGCCGCAATCTCTCCGATATCCGGGGTCTCACCGTCGAGAAAAAGGGTTTCGTGGTTTTCCTGGCGGATCGCCGACACAATCCGGCGGTAAACGTCTGAACCGTCCTGACACCGGATACGCAGATCCCGACGCCCGGAAACCACCCCATATTCACTGAAACCGGCAACCTCAACATCCAGGGCATTGCCGCTGGCTGCCTGGGGGATGAAGTCCCGCGCCTGACTGGATACCCAGACAGCACGTTGACGGCCGCGCAGCCAGTACAGCAATTCGCGCAAGCGGGTCTGTGTCTCGCGGTTTGCTCGCGACCATACATGCTGCTGCATGATGAATGCTCGTCCCGCCGTATCGATACGGGCAGGAATGCCGTATTCATTATCCAGTTCCAGCATGAGGCGCTGGTATTCGGCCGTCAGGTCATCCACCCAGTCGGCGTCGTCGGCCAGTACAGGATGACCGCGATAGAGGGTAGAACCGGAAACGGCGGTAAAGGGGTTATGCGCTGACAGCTGGCACCGCATTTGTACGCGCATTACACTGTCTGTATGTCGGGTGATCGCCGGTACATCGGTAAAAAAGGCGGGCCGGAGAGGGTAAATCAGCGTGCCTGATGGCCACGCAGCTACGGGTTGACTGACAGTCACGCCATCGGATTCAACAGACTGAACGGGCACAATCTCGGTACTGGCCATCATGCCGAAGCCGGATTTGAGCATCAGATTATCGCCCACAATGAAATCCCGCCCGGCCGTGGCCAGCGGGATAAACTGACTTCCGGCCGCAACCGGTGATAACAGCTCGGCCACATCAGGGAATACCGGCATATCCCAGATTGTACCACCGGCATGAAAAAGCTGGGTTTCCAGCGCACGCGCATCAGCATCACCCGCCAGCACCGTGAACTCGTACTGGCGACGCGGTGACAGACGGCGGGCAATCCGCTGTTCGGCCCCGCTCGGCGAAATCAGCACATCGGTCTTCCAGGACAGGGTTTCGGTGATACCGTCCGTCCAGTCTGGCTCCATCATAAAGGGGAGACGTTCGGCCATTATTTCCCCCCCAGCATCTGTTTCAGCGTGGCTGAATTGTTCTTCACCCAGGTCATCATGACGCGGTTTCCGGGGGCGCTCTTAACCGCTTTATCCAGAACGTCATTCGGATCGAGTACCAGATACTGCTGTAACACCGGCGCGTTACTGCCCCCGCCGGACTCACTGTCACTGCTGGAGTCCGGGGACTGATTGACCTGTTGTTGCCGCGAAATCCCCGGATCAGATACCAGACCGCCATCGGCAAACGCCCCCAGACGCCCGTTGTTGATTGCATGAAGAAAATCGACGCCATAGCGGTTAACCGCCGCAGCTTTGACAACAAACTCCCCGTCAGAAAGCCTGGCAGCGATACTGTCAGACGTTGCCGTACCGGGGCCGGAAATATGGCCACCGGTGGCGGCGGCCACACTGGCAGCAGCCCCGACACCTGAACTGGCACTGCTGGCGGCACTCGCTGACGCGATTGCCGCAGATAATGTCGCGGCTCCTGCGGCAAAGGCACCGCTAAGGGCCGTGGTGAGAGCGGTAACGCCGGATGTAAACGCGGCCGTGAAACCGGTCGTCATGGCCGTACTGCCCGCAGTGATGGAGGCTCCCATTGCTGTTGCACCGGCCGTTGAGGCTGTCGTGATGGCGGTGGCATAGGTTGCCGCACCGGCAGCATCAGTGGCGGTATCGGTGGCAGAGCTGACGGCAGACTCAGCAGCGCCGGTGGCCGCTTTCGCCCCCATACCAAACAATCCTTTCAGGCTGTCTGTGACGCTACCGAGCCCCTCCATAGCCATACCCGCCAGATTGCGGGAGGCGACCTGGGCCATCGCGCTGGCCACCGATTTTGCCAGGTTCAGCACGGCATCACTCAGGTTTAACGTGCCATCAGCCAGGCCGTTAAGCGTGCTCTCCATCCCGTCCTGCAGGCCATCCTTAAAAGCTGTCGTCAGCTCATCCGTGGTGGACTTCAGGGTTAACAGCTCATTCTCCAGGCTGGTGAGCATCTCACGCATCTGATCGCCGGTTTCACCGGGCAGCGTGGCCATCTGGCGCAACTGCGGCAGATAACCGGCGATTTTGTCGCCGACCTCCTGATGCAGGGCAACCAGTTGGCGACGGCCGTTGAGTTCAGAGATAAGACCCGCCTGAACCTGAGCCTGGACGCTGCTCTCTTTCTGGCTGCGATACGCTTCCAGGTCATCAATACTCTTTTTGAGCGCGTCGGCCCGCACTCTGGCTTCCTGAACCGGCAGGAGTTTATCCAGCCAGGCCAGCCCTTCGGTATTGCCGGATTCGGTAAACTCTTTGCGCATTTCAGCAATACTGGCCCGGACTTCTGCCAGACCGCCGCCAAGTACATCACCGGTGGCTTTCAGGTATTGCGCCTGCAGCTGCGCGTTCCGGGTCGCGTTCGCATCTGATTTCTCTTTCTGCTCACTGGCGGCGATAACAGCCAGCGCCGCTTCCGCCCGCGCTTTCAGCGCACCGGTCAGCCCCTTTTCCGCCAGCTCATAGGCCGATACCTGGGCTTTTGTTTTACCCACCGCCCAGGCCTGTTTTTCCAGCCCCTTAACATAGGTTTCACTGTTCTGTGCAGCAGACTTTGCCGCACGTGCAGCCGCTTCAGACTGCCGTTTGTTCTCTTTGGCCTGGTCGGTCTGTTTCTGCAGGTTAATCAGCTTTTCCAGACTTTCCCGCAGTTTGTCGATATCAGCAGGAGCCTGACCAGCTGCCAGTGCGGCCGCAATGGTTTTGTCCCGCAGTTGCTCCAGTTGCTGAACGGCCGTCATGGTGGCATCGGCCAGCTCTTTTTCCAGTTTGGGGCGGAGCTTATCGGCTTCAGCGCTCAGCTCAGCAAAGCTCTGCTCGCTTTTGGCCATCTGCGCAGCCGCCTCATCCATCCAGCGAATAGGCCCGGCGTTCTGCAGTTCGGTCAGCACATCGCGCAGGGTTTTACCGCTGGCGGTTGGCGCATCGAGGGCTCGGGCAAGGCGGTTTTCCAGCTCGTCGGAAAGGGTATCCTGGGCGGTGCTGAGGTTATCGAATTTGGGCGTCAGTTCATCAATCTGTTTCTGAACCTCTTCCAGCTTGTTCGCCAGGTACATGATCCCCAGCCCGGAGGGGGCCGGACTGCTCATCAACCCTTCAATCTGCTGTTTGAGCATGGCGGCCTGACTCTGCAGGTCGCTCAATTTCTTGCTGTCCTGGGTCAGTACATCCGCATTGCTGCGTTGCTGGGTCAGCACATCACCGGTGCTGGCGGAGGCTTTGAGGCGACCCTGAGCATCAATCAGGGCATCGGTTTTCTGGCGCTGATCCTCCAGTGTCTGGATGGTCTGCTGATGCTGCTGTGCCAGCGCCGCTTCAGACTCCTGGGCCGATGCATACGCCGCACTCAGCCCACCCACGGCCAGCGTGACGCCGGTGATGGCCAGCCCCATCGGGCCACCCAGCAGTCCCATCAGGCCGGAGCCCAGACGACTGAAGGCCGATGTGGATGCTCTGGCCACACCCAGCGCTTTCTCCGCGACAGTCTGTCGAACCAGCGCGGCAGTGACCGCATCCTCCGCTTTCGCCCGTGCGCCTGGTGCGGAAATACCGGTTTTTGCCCTGATAGCCTGCGCCTGTGCGGCTGCCAGCGCCGCTTTCGACTCCGCGTATTCAGCCTCCGCAAGTTGCAGCGTCTCGATACGGTCAGCGCGTGCTGCCTGTGTGGCGCTGACCAGGGCGGCAACCTTACGGCCGCCCATCACCACAGCCAGCGCAATCGCAGCAGTCGTCAGGGTGGACAGGTTACCCGCCAGCCCCGAAATGACCGCCGCTATAGCCTTTGAGGCACCCAGCGCATCGTTTGTCCCGCCGACGAACTCCACCCAGGCATTGGCCATTTCCGTGGAGGCACGACCAATGGTGAGCGGCATCTGGGAGAATTCACGATCAATATCCGCCGCTCCGTCTTTCAGGGCTTTGAAGACCACATCCGTGGTCAGCATTCCCTGTTCCGCCATCGCCCGCAGCTCGCCTCGCGTTTTACCCAGCGACGTCTGCAGCATCTCCATGATGCGGGGCATCTGCTCGGAAACAGAGTTAAATTCCTCGCCCCGGAGCGTGCCGGAAGCCAGCCCCTGGCTTAACTGGATGATCGCATTGGTGGACTCTTCCGCCGTGGCACCGGAAACAATTGCTGCTTTGTTGATGACGCTGGTCACCTGCAGCAGCTCGGTCTGGGTGGCGCTGCCTTTCAGGGATCGCGCCATGCGGGTGTAAAGTTCAGCGGTGGAGGAAATGCGCTGGCCGGTTTCATTGGCCAGTGCAATCACCGATTTGAACGTGGTGCCAGCCTGTTCATTCGACGTTGACACCAGGCGGATACGTGCCGCCAGGCTGGTGTATTCATCCGAAATATGCGCCAGTCCCGTGAGTGCCCCTCCGCCGAGCGCCAGACCGGTGACCGTACCTGCGATGGTTTTCAGGCGGTTAAGCTGTCCCTCGACAACGCTTATCTCACTGCCGGTTTTGGCCAGTTTCTGACTGGCGCTGTCCGCTGAACGTCCGACGGTTCCCAGACCTGCTGCTGCCGCATTACCGGACTGGCCAAGCTGACTGCCGCTGCGGGCGGTATTATTCAGGGAGGTTTCGAGTTGAGTGAGGGCGTTCTGAGCGCTTTTTAAATCGGCCTGTATACGGAGGCGCAGCTCCAGATTGCCATTTCCGCTTGCCATGTTGTACCGCTCCGGAAAGGTGACAAAACCCCTCATCGAGGGGTTATTAAGTGGGAGTTAACGGCGCTTTAATGCCTGTTTAAATTTGTCGATGTACTTCTGCAGTGTCTTCCCACCGGTAAATCCGGCGTGACAGTCCAGGGAGCGCTGTAAACGTTCATCAATTTCCCGCCGTTGCGCCTGTTCATAAAACAGCTTCAGCTGGCGGGCGGTGTAATGCCGGAGGTCTCCGAACTGGTGTCCGTGGTCGATGAGGCAGGCGAAGATGTCCGCCCAGCCTGCTGATTCAGCGCTTTTACCAGTTTTTCGAGCGCCGGTCTGATGGCGTTGCGGGTAAAAAAACTGGCATTCACCCCCCACCAGGTCAGCAGCAGACTCTCACTGTCTTCCCCGGTCAGGCCGGAGACCCATTCAACCGACTGGCCACAGGAAATCGCCACCGCCTGCATCACGGATGGCCAACGCTCACCCAGCACATCAAACAGTTCCTCAACCGAAATCTCGGCATTAGGGGCAGAGTTCATGGCATCACAAAGGCCAGAACTGATATCCCGGAGGGGATGGCGGTGCTGCAGTTGCTCTGCCAGCGTGTACTCATGCACCGTAACCTGGACGCCATTCACGTTCAGCGTCCGGTCTGGCAGCAGAATGTTCAGTTCATCGGCCATCAGTCACTCCCGACGTGGATCACGCGCCCGTAGCGACCAAACTCGGCATCCTCCGGACGTTCGGTATCCAGCAGAACGGCGGCGGTGGTCTCCAGTCCGGGCAGTGAGGTATCGGTGTTAATCAGGCTCAATGCCGACACCGGGTCGTACTGCACTTTGTACAGCTCCAGCACTACCGGTGCGCCGTTCTCTGCCAGGTTGATGCCTTCATAGCGCAGGAACAGGTCAACCGGGCTGGCAGTAAACATGGAGGTGTTAATGCTGCTGGCATAGGAGTAATTGACGCTGGGCGGTGTCGCTGGCGTGGTGATGAACTCAATCGCCCCAAACTTCAGGTCAACGGTGTAATCCTCACCCAGTGTCAGACCGGTAATGATGACCGCGCTCACGTTGTGATGCGCCAGCAGAACACGATCCCCGGCGACAATACCGGCTGGCAGGACTTCGCCGGTCACGGTTCCGGCAGGCACCACCACTTTTTCGCCATACAGCAGAACAGCCAGGTTTTCCGGCGAATGTTCATACCAGGTGGACGTGACCGAACCATCCTTACTGGTGCTGATGCGACGAACCGGCGCACGATGGCCGCTGTAGGATTCTTTATGGGTGAAAGACTCCGTTGTCAGCGCCACTTCAAGCGAGTCAACATCACCAATCCAGCGCATGGTGACAGCCTGTCCGGCGTCATTGCGGCGGCCGAGGTAAACTTTGCCCTGGCCATAGTAATAAGTTTCTGGGGTCATTATTCCTGTACCTCTGACAAAGGATCTCCGGCGCTGCCGGTATCGGTTTTACTCTTGCGGGACGTTCCCGCCGCCTTAGCCGGGCCGTAGTCAAGCAGCCACCGCCCGGTGATATCGTCCACTTCAATAATCGTTCCGGTACTCAGCACCTTGCCCTGATGCGTGTGTGGCCCGGTCAGTTCAATCTTCATCGGTATCCTCCAATCGCTGCCGGAACCGGCAACTGGAAAACCAGCGGGTAATACCCGTACCCGTCCTCATACTGAGCGGGGAGAGTCTGGCTGCTTCTGGTCAGCGCCCTGGCAATATCACCGTCGGGCTTCCATCCGGCCAGGGCATCGACGGTCTTTTTGATTAACGGGCCTGCTTCGCTGCTGATATCAGCCCCCAGACCGCGCCCGTCGGCAAAATAAACACAGATAACGACGGCCCAGAGCTGACTAACAAACTGCATTCGCTGCATGCTACCGCCCGTAGCGGCCGTCGAGGTGTTGACGGTATCGCCGAGATACATCACATACGCCATCGGGCAAATGGGGTTGTCATCGTTCATCTGGGACAGACCCGCAACGCCCGTCACCTCGACAAAATCAGGCACCTGCTCGCGCAGGCGGTTAATCAGCAAGGGTTCACAAAACAGGTAATCGGTCACCACAAACCATCCCTCCGGAACATATTGCGGCCGGGCGTAAACACTACTGATTCGTCCGGTTCCAGTACCTTCCCGGCGTTATCCAGACCCAGAGACAGCCGCCCGGAGGCGACCTTCTCCAGCTGGCGAATGCGCTGGTTATAGCGAATGGCCACTGGCGTATCGGTGCCGGGGTTCTGATACAGGTAATAACGGGTGATATCGCTGGCGATACGCCGCAGAGTGTCCGGCACGCTGGGGAGTGGCAGCAGACCGCGCCCCTCCAGATACATATTGATCTCCGCATCTGCATCCTCGATGGCCTTTTCCACGACAGCCATAACAATTTGCCCGGTGGCCGGACGGGCCCGGTCAGAAAGCCGGATAATGTCCTGCTCTCCGAAGTCGTTTATCAAATCATCCAGCGTGCAGTACCCCATGATTACTCCTCAGCCGGGGTGTACGGCTTAACGCGCAGGTAAGGATCAAGCATGATTTTTTCGCGCTGCTCCTGCGTGAGCATCAAAAAATTCAGCGGTGTCGGGGTCGTGGTGAACTCGATACCGCCACGAATGCGTTTACCTGCCGGGGAACGGACGACCTGAACGGTAACCCAGGATTCAATCGCAGCCTCTTGAACTATGGTTTCCGCACTGTCACCATCAGCACCATCGGAGCCGATTTCTGTACCATTGCCGGATGCACCATCCCCGGCAGCATCTCCGGAGTCAGTCGATGTACCGTCACCAGTGGTTACATCAGCGCCGGTCACTTTGCCCGCGCTGTCCTTTTGTTTGTCCTCTGCCGTCCGGGCTTCGGGTTTTGTTTTGCCAGCCATTAGGGTGTCTCCTGTCACGCCGTGACCGGCGTGACGTTAAAGGGGTTAAAAAGCCGGATTAAATCAACCAGGCACTATCGAGAATGTCCGACAGTTTGTAGTTCGGGTTGTCTTCCCCGCCGTTGATGGTGGCCACACCCACAATCTTGCGGGCAGCTTCCGCCAGCTGAGGCGGGACAACCAGCAGATCGCCTTTGATGTTCAGTGGACGACCACCATCGGCCACCATATTGCGCAGCAGGGTATAGGCTTCCTGGTAATTCGCCGCCGTCAGCGGTTTGGTGGACTTCACGCAGAACTGCCAGAAACCGAAGCCGACAGCCGAACGGGCACGCACGCCATACAGGAACTCATCGTTCATAAAAACGTGATCGCTGTTGTCATCGCTGGTCTTCGCCTTGAGATCAGGCTTAATTCGCTCCTGAAAAATCAGTGGCTTCAGCGCACGGGTGGTACACATCAGATACCACGGGGCCGGGCTGGCAGGGTCGCCGGAGGCCGGAGCCAGCAGGTTACTGACGGTGGTGATAGTGCCGGTGCCGTCCACGTTCGCCGCAACCGGATGCTCCGTATCAAAGAAGTTCTGTCCGTCATAGCACACGGTGGTTTCACCGGCTTTCAGCAGCTCAAAGATATGCTCATCCGGATAGACCCCGGCCGCGCGGCCCGCTTCGGTCATAACAGGGGTGTAGACTCCGACGCTGTCATCTTCAACGGCTGTACGCGGCACACCCACGGTGGCCTCATACAGTTTGTTGGTGATGCCATAACCATCGGTTTTCATATCCTTGACGATACGGGCACCCACCCATTCACGCATCTGCGGGAAGTGGCCCAGCCAGGCGTAAATATTGGTGGCGGTGGTGGATTTGATCACCGTCGCAATTTTGGTGTAGTCGGAATCAGCAACTTTAAGGCCATCCTGGAATGCCTTGTTAAAGCTGACAAAAAGCGACCGCACCAGCTCAGGAGTGATAATGGCCATTACTTGATTTCCTTTTTAGCAGCGGCGAATTCCGCCGGAGTTAAACCCGTCAGCGAGGCAACCTGCAGTTCCGTCGCCGTCAGGCCGTGGGTTTCACCAGCCGGAGGGTGGCCTCCGGACTGCATCGTGGTCAGCGCCGCAATCGGCGCGGCCGCGTCCAGATACTTACGCAGTGCGGCGATATCTTTTTTACCCAGCTCACGCGCCCAGTCCTCCATCACCGGCAGCAGCTTGCCGGACGACAGACCGTCGTTGACCAGAGAATCAAGATCGCCACCATCGATACGCGCGGTCAGTGCGGCTAGTTGCGTGGTCAGGTCAGTCACCACGGCAATCGGGACATATTTCGTCGGGTCTGGTGCGCCTTTACTGGCACTGGCAGAGGCCGCAATGGTTAATGCCGCAATCTTGTCCTCATGGGTTTTCACCAGCGTGGACTGAGTGGCGAACATTTCCAGCAGGCGGCTCAGGCTGGCGCTGCTGGTATCGCCTTCTTTTTCTTTCGGCATATTGCCCGCTGCCTGCTGAAGGGCGGACAGAACATCCGCTTCGCTGGCGTCATCGGCCAGGCCCAGCAGCTTACGCAGCAGCTTTAACAGCTCTTCGTTCATTGTCTTCTCCGGGGAGTGTTGAGTTGATGCCTGCACGATGAGACGAGAGGCGGCCGCCAGGGCAACATGACTCATGCCGTCCAGCGCGGGGTTGTTGGTGAGCGCGGCATTGAGAACCTGCAGCACGGCACCGGTTTTGGGGTCGTAGGCAAATACCGGGCTGATGTAGCGGTATTCGCCGTTTGCGATCATCTCTCTGGCGCGTTCCGTCCACTCGACGTTGCGGGCAAACAATCCGCTCTCTTCCCAGACGGTATCGCTGCCAGCCCACCATCCGGCAGCCGGGGCCGGATGGCCGTTCTGCTCGGTGAGCAACGTCTGGTGCTCGTAGTCGATGACAATTTTGTTTTTACGCGCCGCGAGCTGTGCAATGACCTGCTGCGCCAGACTCTCAGTCAGGAGCCAGTGCGCACAGTCAGAGGGGCGACCATCGGTTGCGCGAAACTCACCGGCCGGGAAAAGCTGGATAACGTTTCCGGTCGGGTTCAGCTCAAAGGCCAGGGATGCGACAGCAAGATTTTTTTTCATGCCGTCAGTGTACGAAGAGGGGTAAAACAGATTCAGGGGACGGGGTTCGTCACACTCATGAAGGGGGAAAAGGAGACGCGATCATCTTACAACATCGCAACCCCTTTTAAACCCCTTTTAAAAGTTCACAGAACAGCACAACGTTGTTTTGATGCGCCGTTATGTCAGAAATAAACCGATGCGCTCAGAATCAGTCTGACGCCGTTTTAGAGATATTCATCAGGGCACTGCTCAGAACCGCCATCACCGCTTCAAATGCTGGCGGCGTCAGCTGGTTATTTTCCGTCACCGGCAGGAACGGACGTGGCCGGATCACGATGCTGTAATTGACCGCGCGGGCGACGGCCTGCTTATGACTGCGTTTCGCGAAGACGGCGAGATTCGGGTGTTTTTCCTGCCGTCTGAGATTGCCTTTTTTATCGGTTCTCAGTCGTACCTGCCCCTGCCGCTTGATGGTGCCGCCGAGATGCTGAATGGGGGCGTACACAAGATTAGAGCCGATTTGCGCAAAATCGTCACCGGCACCGGTCTGAACGGATGAGGCCAGCCGCCCGGTCACCTGCAGGATTTTACCCGGCCAGTGTCCGCTACGGCTGCGGGCCCGCATGGTGGACGGCTTCAGGGATGGCCAGCTTTTGGCCGGGAAACCTTCTTCCTCGAACATCTTCATGCTCTGTGCGTGGAGCGTCTCCGCTACCTCCTGCATGATGGCTCTGGGCTTTCTGATGATGCTGGCCAGCTGCTGCAGTTGCTTGTCCAGCTCGCGGCTGTCTACCGTTAATTTGATACTGGTGGCCATCAGCGGGCATCCTTCAGTACGTCGCCGTCACGCATCGCCGCAACCAGCGTCTTTTCATCTACCGGCATGAAGCGCTGAACAACCAGCCCGCCATCCAGCACCACCTGCCACCATTGCCCCTCATCCAGCTGGCTGAACAGCAACAATTGCGTGTCAGCACGAACCGCCACCGTTGAGGACTCTATCACCGTCTGGACGCCAGCCCACTGCGCCTGTGCTGGAAGGGTTCCGGCGCTGGCCTGCGCAGCCAGCTGATGCTCGGCCAGCCATGCGGTACGCCCTGATGTTCCCAGTGTGGCCATCTCGCCAGTATCCAGCACGCCAGCGGCCAGGATCTCGCCGGAACGACTGCCTTGTGCGGCGTTGTCCAGCATCTGCTTCAGCTCAGGGCCAGCAAGACCTGCAGCAACATAAGGCCGGGACAGCTCCACATCATATTTATCCAGGTTGGCTTTCCAGACTTCCCGCCCCGGATTCACGTCAAAGCCCACGTCGGGAAAGAAGGTGACCTGCACGCCATCGGGGCCGCTGAAGCGCACACCGTTAACAGGCGTGAACACCGGCTGGCCGTTTTCGTCTTCACCGGTCATCACCTGCTGAACCACTTCACTGTCAGTCCGGGAAATGACGTAACCATAATTGATAACTTCCTGTTCCGTTAATGCCTCGGCACGACAGCGGCAGTTAAAGCCGTTTGGCGGGAAGATGAATTTCCATATCGGATCGAGATAATGGAAAACGCGGTTATGCAAACGGGCATGACTGGGGCGCGTTCTGGCATCCATCACTGCCACATATCGCCAGTACGGACGATTTACCGCATTGGCCAGCATCGACTCATGACGGGCTGACATATAGGCCGCCTGAGTGTTGGTGCGGTAGATAGTGTTCAGGCGGGCAGGATTACCCATCTGGCGGCGGGTGATTTCGCCGGTCTCCGTATCAATCTTTTCCTCAGTACCCCACCAACCTTTTTTACGCAGCACCGGCTCCAGGTTCTTCACGAACCACTCCGGTGTCTGCCCGCTGGCCAGACCTTCGCGCAGGCCGTTGACCAGATCCTGCGCGATATCAAGGCGGGTCAGATTGGCAAAGCCGAAGGAATGGGCGTGGTCTGCTGACAGCATGGCATCGGGATCGGTACGGATACGCAACCCCTTATTTTCAAGATAACGCAGCGCGGCCTCTGGTTTCATACCAAAGAGCGCACTGATTTCATCCTTTGTGACCGGCATTATTGCCCCTCCTGTTGAGCATACATGGCAATCAGTCGGGCAATATTCTGCGTATCGCCCAGATTGTTCTGCAGAAGAACCGGGTCCATTCTGGGGAAGGCATCCGCCAGCGCACCCAGCAGGCTCTGTTCATCCATATCTGCAGATAACGCCGCCAGCGCGGGTTGAAGGATGGCAATAAGACCGTCGGCGGGTTTATCCCCATTTAAAAGGCTTTTTAACGCCTCATCAATGCCGTTCTGCACATCGTCAGCCGTGGCCTTCCGGGTCAGGGCCGCAGTGAGGGCCGTGATAATCGCATTCTGATAATGATGCACCGCTGCCGCTGCAGGTGGCACAACGTCGCGCCCGTCGCGGGCGGTTACATCGCTCTGCACGTCGGGGACATTGAATTTAATACGCGGTGTCCGGCGGGGATCGGCATCAGGGCGACGGTTCAGAACCAGTAACGGCCAGAACAGGTCGCTGCGCAGTGTCATGGCAACCTGCTTACCGTCGGAAATCAGCAGATCATGGCGCACTTCGTTATGCACGTTCCCCAGGGCGTTCGTGGACGTTTTGCCGTCGGCCTGAGTGGTCAGTGTGGCCCCCAGTATGGCCTTTGACATGGATTTTTCCGCCCATTCCGCCAGCGCCATAAAGGGTTCATGGGAACTGTTGGATGCCTGGTGGAGCGTGATCTCCATTTCTTTCGGAATAATACCGCCTGCGTAACGGCCCAGTTCGGTGACAGCCCGCATCAGCTCCTGTTTCTCGCTTTTACCGATACCTTCAGGGTATTTACCTATACGTAGCGGGATACCGTAGATCTCCAGCAGTTCAGCCAGGCTCTGTGTCCCAAAATTGCGACAGATATAGGGCCATGACAGCGTGCGCAGCAGGCCCGCGCGGGCTACATAACCACTGCGGGACTTATGGCGGTGCTGTATCCAGCCAAACGGCTGCAGTTCCGCCCCCATGCCATCGTCAGTACGCAGTACCAGCTGATCCTGATTGTCGCGGGCCAGCTCGAACCACGACGCCGGGCGGTGGTGAAAGGCTTTAGGGAACCATTCGCGGCCGACCAGCTGCCACTCCATCTCAATATTACTGAAGCCCTGGCCGATGGCGTCCAGCATATCGATAAGCAAATCCTCCCAGCCGTCCTGCTCAGTAATATACTCAGCCAGCCACGTGGCATCGGCGCGTTCGTCCGGGGTGGCATTGGGCGGCGGCACGATTTCATGCCCGATGGTCAGCAAGGCGCGTTTGCGTTTCTGCATTTCCGCGAACAGGTGCGCGTCGCGCTCTTCCATATCGGTAAACAGGTCAGCCTGTGCCGACAGGTTCCCCAGCTCGGCCTCATTGAGGATACGCTCCAGGCGCTGCGGAGTCAGTCGCTGGCTGGGATGTTCCGCATAGAGGTTAGACAGAGAGGCAATATGCGAGGTCTGCGGTTCACGCAACACCTCGCGACGTAAAGGAAGACCATTAACATCTACAATCTGAGCCATATTTATCACCAAAGGCCACGGCCGCTGAAGTCCGGCTCGTCATCATCGTCAAAAAATGGATCACCGCCCCGGAAAGCATCCTGACGGCGGGAAATGGGTTCCCAGGAATAGGAGCCAGACCCGCGAGAGACGGCTATCATCCAGAGAATATGCAGCGCTGAGAGGCCATCATAATGATGACCGGTTTGCGGTTCCGGCCAGGTCTCCAGCTCCGACAACAGCAGCGTCAGACCCGGATTAAACAAAATGGACGGGTTCAGGGTGTCATTGATGTAAGGCTCCAGCCCTTCAACACGCACCTCCAGCGGCACACTGGCAGTCAGCCCGACCAGAGGGAGTGCCACACCCTGACGCAGCGCGTTTTTGATAAACGTCGAGCGGGAGTGCTCATAGGCGTTATTGTTCTCAAAACCGATGGCCAGACAGTTGAACTGGCGCTGCATCGAGATCAAATCCGCCTCCAGCTTTGACGGTACGCGCCGTTTTATCTCGGCTTCCATCACATGCAGGCGGTTATGCTGTTTGTCCCAGCCGCCCACCAGAATTGCGGAGGGGTCGCTGGTCTCGCCTTTCCCCATTGACGGATCACAGGCACCAAAAATCAGCCAGTCGCGCCAGCGCTGGGTAAAGAGCTGGATATTAATAAAGGTGCGATCTTCGTCGGTGCGCGGGTCACCCTGCATTTCGGTGGCAAACGCTTTGCCGTTCTTTGCCCGCTGGCGCATCAGCCAGTAGAGCGTGCGAACGGCGGGCCATGAGGTCACAGCGCCTTCATCCATCGTTGCCTGATGCGCCTGGTAAAACCGGTATGACGGCAGGTTGTCCTGCGGCAGGTCAAGTCCCAGCTCCGCTGCCTGCTCTTCGGCGCGTTTATCGTCGTTGAGCATCTTCTCCTGGCACTGCTCCCATAAATCCATATGGAGCGGCAGCGTCACGATGGCGCGGAAGTGGTGGACAACGTGTCCGATAGTCTTTTTCGCGCGGCTGATAGGGTCATCTTTATTCAGCACCGTCCCGACGCCCAGGTATTTCACCGAACCATCAGGCGGGCCCAGGTATTCGATAGCCTTTGAAATCCAGTTCCAGCGGTTCTCACGCTCAGTCGGGGATTTTGCCTCGGCATCGGTAATCAGGTCATCGCCCAGCAGTAGCTTAGGACGGCTGGCACCGTGGAACGTCCCGCGAATCGCCTGTTCGGCACCAAATGCCTCCACCTTAACGCCTGTCAGCGTGGTGAACTCGCCGATCTTCCACTGGCCGCTACGGCCGCAGACCTCCGGAAAATCCAGCATCAGCGCGGCATTCATGGTCAGCTCGGTTTTGACGACCTCAAGCAGCTTTGTCGGCAGTTTTGTTTCAGCGCCCAGCAGGATGATGTAGTCAATAAAAGGCGGACGTTCGCCGGTAAAGCCCAGCGCTTCGCGTACTTCATCACGCTGATGCAGTCCCTGCACGGCACACCAGACCGGGCCGACTTTGGTCAACAGGGATGACTTCGCCTCGCCACGCGGGGCAATCCACCATTCCACCGCGCCGCCCGGACGGGCCAGCAACTGGGGGTAACGGGTGCAGAAGTGCGCATGAAACAGGGACTTTTCGCCCCGGATATGATGCGGGAAGTAGGTATAGGCGAAAAACTCAAAATCACCGCTCAGAACACGACGGCGGCGCTCCCGGATAGCATCCGGGGAGGTGTCGAGACCGGAACTGTGAGCGCTGATATCGGCTCGCAGCGCGTGCCGCAGCATCGCCAGCTCTTTTAAAAAGTCGCGTCCGCTTAACTGGCTCATAGTGCCTCATTGCGATTGAGGCTCCGATAAATGCTAAGATCCGTTTGCCACAACATCTCTTATAACTACCGGAGCCTCAGATTATGGATATTACAGGTTTCACGTCTCTTTTTGATTCGGTCAAAGCCGTCAAAGATGTCGTCAAAGCTGCCTCAGATATGAAAACCAATGTCGCTATTAACGAAAAAGCGACTGAAATTTACAGCTATCTTAATGACGTCCAGGAAAAGCTAATGGCGCTGCAGATAGAGCACATGACGATGGCGCGCCTCAAAGACGATCTCGAACGTCAGGTTGTACAACTTACGGAGTGGAATCAGGATAAACAGCATTATGCGCTGACCAAACTTCCCTCTGGTGCCCTGGTGTACCAGCTCAAGCCTGCGTATCAGGGTGATGAGCCCGTACATCAACTGTGCCCCAATTGCTATCAAAAACAGGTTAAGTCGATTATTCAGTTTCATGGATACTCCCAGTGGCATTCGGTCTTAAAATGCCCTAACTGTTCTGCTGAGTTTTTCAATGAACGGCAGGATATGAAATGTTATTCAGTCGGAAGACGCAGTAGTTTTGATACAGATGATTACTAATCATCAGATTCAACACTGGCCATATTTACTTCATCAACCAACTGAGCCAGACGCGCCCATGCGGTCTGGCCATAACCCTGCTCAGCAAAAACAATGCGCCCGTCATTCAGCAACACTTTGACCTGACGGTTACAGTCAATATGCATATCGTCGATGGTAGTGGCTGCTACATAGTGATCGCTTGCGAGCCGAATCATCCTAGCCATAAATCCTCTCTATCTCTTTTCCGAAGCCTTCCAGCAGATCGCCAAATGCCTGCAACTGCTGCGGGTGGTTGTCTTTGATGAATGCAGCCAGCAGTTGCAGAACTTCCAGCGCGACGGCAAGGCGGGTCACTTCCGGCATAGCCCGCTTACTGCTGGCCACTGCTTTATTAAAGGCATCGGACAGGCTGGCCAGCAGCTTTACGCGCTCGGCGGGCTCAATGGCCACATCGTCATAAGCCAGCTTGTCCATCGTGGTTTTGAACTGCACAACCAACCCGGTAAACATGGCCAGCGTCAGCTCCTCGATGCCGCCGCCAGCCAGCAGGCGAGCCCCCCGGAGCGTTTCCCAGTCATCACCCGCCGCTTTGCTGTCATTCTTCCAGCGCTGCGCCGTTCCGTAAGACACACCACACTGAACGGCCGCCACCTCAAGAGAAAGGCCGTCAAAAACATAAGCTCTGCGGACGCGGTCTCGCGTCTCTGGCGGGTATGCCATCAGCCAACCCCCAGCTTTGCCTTGATCAACAGAATGGTGGTGTAAACCAGACCACCGGAAACACCGCCGGAAATCGCACCGGCGATGGCCCCCTGGCGGATAGCAGATGATTTAACTTCATCCAGATTCCCTTCCATACGGGCAAGACGCTCATTAATTTCAGACAGTAACGCCATCTCAGCAGAGGTGACCTGTCCCCGACGGTAACGCGAAGTGCGCCGCGCCATTAGCTGCTCCTTTTATCCGCCTTGCGGTCTAGTTTTTGGTCGATGTGTTCCACGCTGCGCTTAACCTCGCGCAGCAGTTCCAGAAGCTGATCGTTGTCGCGTCGGGCATCATCACGGCGCTGGTATTCGGTGCGGACGGCCTGCACGGCCGTCCGCAGCTCTTTAATCTCCGCAAACAGGTAGCGAATGAGTCCGCCAAACAGGGTTGAGGTGATGGCGAGGACGATATTGAAAGCCACTTCAAAGGTCATTTGCCCTCCCTGTCATACCAGGCACCCAGTTTTATCAGCTGGCTTTCCAGCTTCTGGCACCACGCGCCATAATCGCTGCTGTGGTTCAGTAAGCCTGCGGGGGAGAGTCCGCCTCCGCTGCCGGAGGTCTTCCCGATACGTCCAGCAGTTCCGCCGGTGGTCGCTTGCAGACGGTTATCACAGGGGTAACCGAGGGCGCTGTTGTAGAGGCACAGCCCGCGAGGGCCAATACCGGTAAAGCCCACATCACCTTTAACCGCATCGCTAATCGCCTTTTTGAGTTCATTTTTTTTCTTCTCCAGCTCATCTTTTTTCTGCTGCAGCTCATGGGCCAGCTGGTCGCGCTCGCGCTCAATATCGGCCTGTTTGCGCCATGCCTCCGCGAGGGCTGCGGCTTTCTCTTCAGCCTCACGACGACGCAGCTCATTCAGGTCAGTCACTTTGGTGTTAAGCCGGGCGTTTTCCTTCTGAGCGGCCTGCAGGTTTTCGTCCTTCCGGTGCTCTTCGGCAATGCGGCCAATATTCATCCCCGCAACGGCCGCAGCGGCAATCAGGATGCAGGCCAGCCAGTGTTTTTTAAGGAACTCAAGAACCAGTATTTTCATCCTGCGCCCCTTTATCAGAAGGTTCCCGGACAACACGATCACGCTTGATTGCGTGATATTTCGATGCCTGCGACTGTGTCACCCAGGCGGTGATGTAGCCGAGAAACAGCCACTCCGTCAGCTGGCCAGTCCAGGCGTACCAGAGCAAAACAGCCGTAGTGGCCACAAATGCGGCCATCACGATGGTGTCTGAGGTGGAAAGACGGCCTGATGCGGGATTGGTGATGAGGTCTCTGATCGCCATGATTAAACCCGCTTCAGCCAGCCATACAGGAAGGCTTCGTTCTGCGGCCGGGATTCCGCCAGCTCCAGATACCGGTGCCCCTGAGTGCAGTTGAGCGCCCGGAGCAGAATTGTCTCCGCATCGCTCCCGCGTTTTGAAAAGTAGGCTTTCAGAGCGTTGATGGTGCGGGGGCCAATCTGGCCGTCAGCGATCAAATCGGGGTAAAGTTTGCCGCCATCGTTGAGGGCCGTCAGCCAGCGCTGCAGCCATTTGGCCGGAACTGACGGGCCCATGTTCACGCCGGTATCGCAAAGCTCGGCGGCTATCTCCGGGGAAACGGCCGCCACCAGATCGAAGCGCGGGCCGTACCAGTAATCGGATTCATAGATGGCCAGCGCCTGGCTGCGGGTCAGCGCCCGCATATCGCCGGTGTATCCATGCGCCAGGGCGGTAGCCTGCGTAATGCCGAAATTAGTCGGGCCGCCTTTGTCGGCGGGATGGTTGGTATACCCGCCTTCAGCGTTCAGAATCGACTGAAAAATAGTGTCTTTGTTCATGACGTCACCACCGGAAATAAGATGGTGACAGGATGACAAATCAGGGGGATAAGAAAGCGGGGACGGGGTTCGTCCCCTTAATCAGGGAGGCAAAACTACTATAACAGATCAAGCTGGCGATACGATACCGGGCGCTCAGAAAGCAACTTTTGCGCCCAGCGGTCTGTTACGCCGTACTTCGGACAAAGCGTGATGCGGGCAAATCGGGAACTTTCACCGGCGGCCACCAGTTCGTTATGCTCCCGAATAAACTCGCGGTTCCGCCACTCCCGCAGGGCACGGTCACAGCGGGGAATATACAACGGTTCGCCGCCAAAGTGGTGCTCAATGATCCGGGCGGTCTCCTGACCAACCAGCTCCTTGAGCACTTCACCGCGCCGGTTGCCTTTCTGGCGGGTTCCGGTTCCCACTTTCCAGGTGATGCCGCCGATGGCGCTGATTAGCGTTTCTGTTTTCGCATAACCAATCAGTGAGATCAACTCAATCACGACCTCCGGTAACAGCGCTTCAACCTGGCTTAAATCGGGTTTTATCTCACTGTATTTCATGGATCACCCCCTCTGTTTCCGGCGTTTGGCATCAATAATCAGCGCCTTCATGACCGCAGACAGCTGCTCGACGGTGAGCCACTCCAGAACGTGCTGTTTGAACATATGCGCGGCCATGCCTTCGGCATATTCCCAGGGGCGTTTGGCCTCTGCCAGCAGCGCCTCGATTTTGGACAAAATCGCTGTTTTGGTCATAGCCACTTTCGGGCGGCGGCCGTGGCGGCGACTGGTACGCGGGAAGCCCTGTTCGTGCATGTACTCCCTGACTTTCTCCAGCTCGCCAAGGGAACATTTTGTTGCCGACGTTTTACCGTCACAGAGCCGGGCCAGCACGCTGCGATAGGTGGTATCGTCCCAGCGCAGATAAGACTGGCCGGTCTTGATCACACCGATAAGCGCTCTTGTATTAGGCGTTCTCATGGGTTCCTCCGTTATTCTCTGACGCAGTTTCCGGCTCCAGGCGGTTCACGGATAAACCACCAATCATGCCCTCGATGCGCACAACCAGACGGCCGCTCTTCATATGCCAGGCTTCAGAACGGGTCGTGACATAACACCAGTCCGGGATACCCGGCACCGGGTAATACTTAAACCGGGTGCCGACAGGAAAACGCTGGTTAAAATTGCTGGCGGTCATATTACGCAGGAGATTTTTCATTACTTAGCTCCTTTATTACTGGAATACCGCTTTAGATCAAAATTGATAGTTGCTCTGTAATCAGGAAATAAACCGGATTTCTTATGGCGGAACACTTGTCCACTCTCTGCCGCCATATTGAAATAACGCTGAACAGCATCACGATTCATTCCTAATATTTCGCAGGCATCACGAACAGTCAGACGTCCTCTTTTTCGGGTTTCATCGACAATCTTCTGTATAAAACCCTTCCGCTGTTTCGCCGTAATCATTGCCATAAAGCACCTCTATAAAACAAAGTTAAAAATGGCGATGGATAATGCTGAAATAAGAGTGATGATGATTACAGTCCAGAAACTACGGCGCTCTGCGGAATCTCTGAACTGTGCCGCCTCGGCCATCATTTTTTGTTTGTCAGCGTCCGGAGGTGAGTTCATGCCAGCGATCCATAAATAGTTTTCTTGCCTGACGGGGCAATAATGGGTTGATCGTGAATTCATTGGTCGGATGAATACCCCGAAGAATGGCCCACTCACTATCATCGTCAATAAACAGGTCGCGGCGTTCTGTCGCCAGCATGATGAGGTCGGCCTGTTTGACTACAGGACTCATGGTTTCAGGGAGGCCGAATTTCTGGCTGATTAAACCCTCAACCCATTTTTCAATACCGCGATAATCCGGCAGTAACGCTTTCAGCGGTGCCGCAATATCATTGCAGTAAGCTTCGCTGGCATCATGCAGCAGCGCTTCCAGCGCAAACTCAGCAGGTACCAGGTAACTGGCAAGTACAGAATGCTGCGCGACGCTGTAGAACTCGTCGAGATGACCAGTAAAACGACACAGGTTAGAAAGCGCCTGGGCGATATCATCAATAAACACAATGTCAGAGCCAGAATTACAAAAATAAAAGTGCTGACCTGACCAGGTGGTAATAAAACGGTTTTCAGTATTCATTATGCTAATCTCCAGCGTTTCTTATGACGTTCTACGGCTTGTTTCATGGCGGTCTTATCAGCTGGTTTGCGGATAGACTGACCGGATTTTGTGTAAAACTGGAATCGTGTCTTGCCCGGATATTTAGGATGCTCAATAACAACAGCATCATTATTCAGATGGTAAATACGCTTATCGCCTTTATCCTGAATTTCACAACCAGATACACTAAGGAACTCGGCCATATATCCCCCTTACGAAATGGTTTTCTCTGCCGCTTTATATTCCGACTCGACAATTTCAGTTGCGCCCGAATCCGGGGAGGGGGTGACGTCAGTTTTGAAATAGATGACGTCGCCGACACGGAAATGGGTGATACCACAAAGGATCAACATCCCCCATTCGACCCCCAGCGCTTTCCAGTAGGGCTCTCGTGAGATCCGTTCCGTGGGGCGACCGTCATCCCACACGTCCAGCAGTTGCTGATGCTCCTCGCGGCGCTCGCGGGGAATGCGGGTCTTGCCTCGGGGTTCACGCGTATAACCATTCTGCGAGCGGGAAAGCGTCCAAAGACTGCTATGTCCAACAAGTGGCGCAGCATCGAATGACAGACCGTGAAAGTGATAGTCCGTAGCGCTACCAGAAAAGACTGGCTTACCGCCAAATTTTTTAGCGAATGAGTCCGCTTTTTCTTTCAGCGCAATACGTTGGTTAATTTCATTGTCCCAGGCATCAAGCGCTGCCTTTTGAGTCGTTTTATAAAAGCCCATTTAAACCCCCATAAACATTTTTGATACAAGACCCCATGCTTTAATACCAAGCTGAATACAGACGCCCCAGAAGGTTATGCAAAACAAAATGCAAAACATCCAGGCTATTCCACGCAGATAAGGAGTCTTAATCAGACGATTAATAATGGTTTCAAGATATGTTTTCATAACCGAAATCCTGTATTCAGGCGTAAGCATCCCCTGACGCATTACGCCATATAAAATAAATAGGGCTTAATTAATCCTGACGGGAAAGAGAATTCACATTCGCCAGCCAGGGCTCAACGTTAATTTCAACAATTGTTGCTGATTTAAAATCTTTGGCCTCTGCAACCGTTCTTACCGCCCGACGCTCTGTTTCATTTGGGCGTTGATGCCAGAAGGCCAATCCCGGTTGATATTTACGGTTAAATTCTTTCGCTTTCATATCACACCGTCGCCATATTCAGAGCAATTGGGGTGTACTGGTCAGTGTCACCAATACGTTCGTAAATACGAATATAAGAGCTTGTAGCAATAACCTGTAAGGATTCGCCAATAGCTTCCATCGCTCTGTGCCAGCGCTGATCGTCAATCTCATATCGACGGAGAGCCAGAACAGCACCTGTGGACACCGCACCTGATTTATCCGTGGAGAATGCGCGATTGATGAGGATTTGTAGCTCTGGCCGTGCACCCTCCGTCCAGTCAGCAAGGCACTGATCAATGAGTTCTTTAGCCGCCTGCAGGCGCTCATCAAAAGCGATGCGGTCTGCCATAGCCCGTTGAATAAGATAACGGCCATCAAAGCTGTAGAGCGTGACATTGCCTTTTTTGCCGCCCAGCTTAACGCCGTATTCGTTAGCCGACAGGTCAACGAACGCTGAGATATCACCAAAGGAATTCTCTTTAAATTCCTTCATCAGCTTATTCAGCTCAATCGCTTTCGTTACGATCTCGCCAACCAGAGTATCCCGTGCAAGGTCAATAGGTTTCAGCAGCTTAACGGGAATAAACGCATCTTTGGCATCAATCCAGTACCCTTCAGGGGCGGTTTTCTCAGTAAATTGTTTTTGCTGGTTATTCATGGTTTGCCTCATTTAAATGTTGGAAAAACTTAGCGATTTCAGCGCTGGCCGTTGCCAGCATTAACGGTGCAATAATGTTTGAAACATCTTTAACTAAACGGGAATCCTGTTTCTCAGCAGATATAATCGCGGATATATTCAGGTTCTCGTCGCTTTCATTAATCGTAATAACAATTTCAGCCACGTTACCTCCAGATAACATGCATCCCACGCCAGATAAGCATTTTGACCTGAGAGCTTTTGCCATCCTTGCGCTCAGTTATTTCGACCTCCTTCCCGCGCCATGCCTCAAAGGGGCGGTCAACCTCCACGATAGGGCGACGGAAGCGGATGTTAATGTCCAGAACCTGCAGGCCACCACGCATCAGGCGGTTAATCGGGGCCATCATTTTTGGATCGTTAATCGGTAAACGGCACATAGTGACTCCTGATAATTTAGTAAAAAGAACCTACGCCATTGAACGTAAATCAATCAGTTGTTAGCATTGCTTTCCACCCTCACACAGCAGGTGAATCATGAAAAACGAATCGACTTATACAGACGAAGACATCATGAAATTAGAAGATGATGTTCTTGGCCTTAAAATAACCGTTCATGTATTAATCCAATTACTGGCAAAGAGTAATAATGAAAATTTAGACTTTCTCATTAAGAACTTAGGTTTTCAGGCTAATCATTTTGAAAATGACCATCCGGATTTTCCGGGTACAATTGAAACCCTTGACTCCTATTTCAGAGAAGCAGTAAAAATTTACAAAGATTCCTCTAAAATTAGTGAATAAGCATTTCTGCAAATTTCCGAACAGCCCCGGCCGTCACCGGCACCTGATTCAGTGAGCTGTAGCGACTTACACCGCGAACCAGCTTAAACAGGCGGCGGGCGTTGCCCTTACTGGCACCAAACAAGGCATCGTTTACCGCCTCATCGCTGACGGTATCTAACATATTGGCCGCTATGATCTCGATATCCTCACGGGGCAGCGCGTCACCAATATTCAGGGCAAAGCCAACGCGGCTATAAAGTTGCTTATATTCCCCGCGCTTACCCTTCAGGTTGATAATCAGGCGCGGCATACCCGCCAGCACGATGCCGATCCCCGCCTTATCGTGGATACGGCGCAGCGTCTCCAGCGCCCGGTACGGCAGGTTTTCCGCCTCATCGATCATCAGCAAACGCCCAGAGTCACGCAGGGCATCAATGCAGGCTTCGCTGAGCTGATGCATGTTACCGCTGCGGGACAATCCCAGCAGGGTACAAAGCTCTTCCAGTACGGTTCTGGCGGTGTAGCCGGGGTCGGCTTCAATCAGCAGTGCATCACGATGTTCACGGGCATACTGGCGTAACACCATTGTTTTACCTAGCCCGGCATCGCCATAAATCACATTAATATCGCAGTCCATCTGAGCCAGGTTAATAACCTCCAGCGCCCGGCTTGCCGTGACTGTATTAACGAATGAAATATTGATGCGGGCCGCTTTCTCTTTTTCGCGCTCACGGGTAATAAAGCCTGATACCAGTTCATCAATATTTTTTACATCGCCCGGATATTTACCCTGGATATACTGGCTAATAAGGGTTGAGCTTTTACCGATAGCACGGGCCACCTGAGTCTGGCTGTATCCCTTACGGGCCATCAGTTCTGTCAGTTCAGTTTTAATTGTCATAACCTTTCCTCTACTTATGGTTTCCGGCTTTTTTCAGATGTTCTTCGCGATCTGTTGCAAGGAAGAAATATTCTGGTTCAGGCTCATCAACGATTTTCGGTATAAAACTGCCAAAGTCGGGTAATTCGTTGACCACACTACCAGGCAGCAGGCCACGCGCTTCGGCTTCCACTTCCTCACGTTTTTTGTCAAGCAATCCAAGTCGACGTTTGGTACGTTGTTTCATCGCGTCCTGCATTTTGCTGACCGGGATCGCATCACGTTTATTGCCGTTCCAGACCGCATGACATACATACGTTCCATCCATGCGGCGGATAATGACTTCGCTGGCGTCGTGAATATCATAGGCAACGCGCACTTCTTCTTTATCGACATTAATAAGGTCTTGCGAGAAGTAGTCGTTATTCATGAGGCTAATCCAGCCCTGCTGAGCGACACGTACTGTTTCGGCCATGAGCACCTCACGCAGTTCAACATCAGTCAGATACTCAATTTCATCACCTTCCTGCTCCAGTACCATTTTTCGGTATGCTGCTGGCGTCATGTGACGGCCATTACGTTTGGGCAGTTCGCTGTGCTCATGCTCGTTGTTATAGGCGTCCACCTCTTCAGCAATCACGTCCAGCAACCGTTGCCATGTAGGAAGCTTGCTCAGATCTTTTTTCTGCCTGGCTGTCAGTTCACGGCCTGCAGCTTCTGCACGTATAGCGGACTGAATGGCTCGATTCGTCATACGCACGTTTTCGCGATCAGCACCACGACCATTAAACGTTTCAAAACGTTGTCCCAGCCGGTGAGGGATGACGGCGTTGAGTCGCTCAATAAGGCCACGAGACTGCGGACGGCCAGGAATACTGGTCATATGGGTAATTCCCATGCGAGGGAATATACCGGTCAGTTTGTCATCAAACGTTTTGTTAGCCTCACCGCCACCATTATCGGAGTAGACGAATAACGGTTTGCCGTGGTGCTGCATGCCGTAACGGTAAGCATCCAGTACCGCATCCATACTTTCCGACAGTCGTAGACTCCAGCCCACGCAATAGCGGGTACGTCCATCCAGAACAAGGGTTAACTCCGGCGTAAATGGCTGGCCATGAACGGGGTGCCGCGCGACGAGATCCAGTGATTTACCATCCGAAACCCAGCAACCATTGACAGGCATCGTCGACCAGTCTCGCTTCTGATAAGTCTCATAGGCCAGTTTTGCCGACCCGCTGACGCGGCCAAGTGCCTTCTCACGACGTGGCAGTTTGACCATTGCCCGACGAACGGCGTCATATGACGGGCAGGCGTCGAGCTTTTCAAGCTGACCGGCATAAACTACCTGCCATTGTTTACAGAACCCGCGATAGGCTTCGCGCATCGACGGGCCATTAAGGCTACGCCAGTGCGCCAGGAAGTCTGGTAGCCAGGAGATCTGCTCCGGCTTCTTCGCTTTTAGATGACCGGGTGCCAGCATGGCCAGACGTTCACCACCGGATTTAGTGGACTCATAGACACTGAGCCATTCCTGCAGGCTGCGGGTGCCAACACCAGTGCGGCTTCCTTTGCGTGCGTTGGCCAGCTCGACAGCCTTCATCAGGTGCTCAGGCAACGTACCGTTGCGTGATGCATTGGAGACATAGTTAACCGCAGCCGTGCGGGACATACCGGCATCACGGAGTTTTTCAACCTCCATTGCCAGCGCTGCACGGGCATCAGCGATGAGCTTTTGTTTCTCGGTCAGCGCACTGACTTCACGATCCAGCAGGGCCGGGCACTGGCGCATCAGGTTCAGTTCAGTGCGTGGCTTGCTCACGCCGCATTTGCTGGCGCGAGCGGGCGTGGTATTGGTTTTTGTGGCCAGAACCTGCTGATAGATTTTTTCCCTGAGAACGGTTTGGGCTTCATCAGGTAAACTATCAACATGATAGGCGCATCCCCCACCAACACCTTGTCTCTTTTGAGCCTGCCAACCTTCTTTTTTCGCACGCTCACGAATGTTTCTTGAGGTGCTGGGAAGGCCTGGCAACCGCATTTGCGCAAGTTCTTCGGCGCTAAAGTGAGTTTTTATACTCATAAGAAAAATCCTCTAACCCGAAATCACTTATGTACATGAACAAAAGAGCGGTTAAAATCACTGCTATAACGACTTGGCCAAATCTCTTCAGGAGAAATGCCTATAGCTGCGGCTATGATTCTCTCCCCTTTGGGCCATTTTCTATCCAGTGCATTGTTTAAGGCCGTAGGTGTTTTGTAACCGTGATGGATAGATAAACCGCGAAGAGACCAACCTCGTTTGTGCAATGCTGCAACAATGTCAGCACGATGCCAGTCATAGGTTGTTTGCTGATTTTTTTTGTCCATTGTTTTTGCTCATTTAGTGAAGTCATGAACAAAGGTTATGCGCAAACAAGCAAGAAATCAACTCGGATAAGTTGATTATTTTCATTATCCGAGATGCAGATCCAACTTATTTAAGTTTGATTTCTATTATTCACATTAAAAACAGTTAGTTATATATAACTCAGATGAGGTTTTTTTATGGCGTCAAATCATCCAGGTAAGGAAAATCAACTCGGATGCGAAGGTTTTCATTCTCGTTTGCGCACACTCTTAGATAAATTCAGGAGTGTTAACGCGTTTGCGACTGCCGCAGGGATATCCCCTTCAGGGCTTAACAGGTTGCTTGACGGCGGCTATCCAACGCTCCCGATACTTGTTGCATTGGCAAAAGCTGGCGACGTTTCGGTTGAATGGCTGTCTACAGGCGGTGAACAGGTGAGTGCTTCTCTTCCTACAAAGATGGATAGCACTTCCATGACAGTGACCGACGTTAAAGGGAATGAGGTAGACCTTGATGAATTCGTTTTTGTTCCTCGCTACAACATAGCTGCAGCGGCAGGTTTTGGGGCTTGGAATGATGATGAAACGCCGATGTTTACTGTTTCATTTAGGAGATATTGGGTTACCAATCACCTGAAGGCCGATCCTTCAAAGCTATCTGTGATTAGTGTCTATGGTGATTCAATGGAAGGCGTCTTAAATGACAAAGACATCATATTGATAAATCATGATGATAGGGAACCTAGAGAGGGTATCTATGTCTTGCGGATTGATGGCCAACTCATTGTTAAACGTGTCCAGAGACTTCCTGGCTCCATTCTGCGTGTCACAAGTACCAACCCCGCCTATGAACCTTTCTCGGTTGATATGAATAACGTATTGGGGGATTTTGCAGTTGTCGGCAAAGTGGTTTGGTATGGAAGGGTTGTTTAAAGGTATTTAAATACACTATTAAGAACTAACATTAACAATCCACAATAGTGCAAAAATCCCCGCATAATTTTTAAAAAGTTTCGATTTTCCGGCCAGCCGTGCAAAAGCGGCTCGCTCGTCTCAATCCCTTGTCAATCAAGGCGTCCCGCGTTTCGTCGCGCTCGATCCATGCATGCAGAAACGATCACCTCCCCACAGGTGTCTGGACGGTTTGCTATGGTCACACAGGTAAAGACATCATGCTCGGCAAAACCTATACCGAGGCAGAGTGTCGGGCGCTACTAAATAAAGACCTGAATACCGTCGCCAGGCAGATCAACCCTTACATCAAAAAACCGATCCCAGAAACTATGCGTGGGGCTTTGTACTCGTTCGCCTATAACGTCGGAACTGGTAACTTCCAGACCTCCACACTGCTTCGCAAAATCAACCAGGGTGACCCTAAAGGAGCGTGCGATCAACTGCTCCGCTGGACCTATGCCAAAGGTAAGCAGTGGAAAGGACTTATTACCCGGAGGGAAGTTGAGCGTGAAGTTTGTTTATGGGAGCAAAGATGAGTCGCTTAACCGCCGTTATCATCGCTATAACAATCCTGCTGGCCTCTAACGTGATTTCGTGGCGCTCAGGCTGGAGTTCTCACGCTGATCACATCAATGCTCAAGCTTCAAAGAAGAGAGAGAAGGCCGAGAGTACCATTAAGCCTGTAGAGGAAAAGGCCGCTACTGCTAACGAAGCGGGTAAGGTCATCTACAAAACAATAACCCGTGACGTGGTGAAATATGTTCAGTCTCCGAATCGTATTGTATGCAGGTTTGATGATGATGCTGTGCAGCTGCGTCAGCGCGCCATCGATGCTGCCAACTCCATCCCCGGATTTGATGAGCCCGCCGTGCAAAGCAAGTGACGCCGGGAAGGATAGCGATGAAGATTTACAGTCTGACATAGAAACCGCTCAGTGCCTACGCCAGCTCCGTTTGGATAAGTATCGCTGGCAGGTGTACTATCGGGCGGTGAGTAAGTAACAGGTATATCACATGAAATAAGTGGCCTTAAGTGAACAAAAGAATCTGAAAACAAGACATTCAAGCTTTCAGCATCAAAATGTTTGTATCTAATTCAGGTGGGGTCATGCACTATAGGATCTCAAACCACTCTTAACTAAGTAGCCACTCATGACAGTAAACTTACTACCACAACTTCCATGCGGTTATCGTTACGGCATTGAGCGCTCGATCCGGCCCCACACTGATGCGGAATTTTTTCCGCCACAAGGGTGTGTTATCAAATCTGTCAACTTTGGGGATGGTGTGGTTATTTGTGTGCCCATCCAATGGTACGTTAAACAATTAGATTTATGGGTCACTGTCTAAGGAACCATCGAATAATATGTTAGTTACTGGTGGCTAACGGATCATTGCGCTAAAAAAATAAGCACAGACGTCTGTTGTTCTTTTTGAATGTTCTTGAGAATAGCGAATTACTAGTCTAATCAGCTATTCATCCATTTAAATGATATCGATGGCTGAAATGAAGCTATCCTCACGTTACCACTGCCAGCCAACACCGAAACGGCAGAGGTCATTTAGCAAGCAGAAAATCTCTCCCGGGTGGCTCCTGAGAGATTTTAGATTTCTAACTGGTACTAACCAAAGGTCGCATATCTATGCGGCCTTTTTTTTAGCTGGTTTAATGGCTTGAGGAGATCCTGGACGAGAATATGTGACAAAAAAATCAGGGGAAACAGGAATGCCCTGTGAGCGGATTTACGAATCAGGGAGAACGTCCATCCCCATAAAGGGATAAAATGCTGCTTATCCCTTTATGGGGATAAAGTCTGTATTGCCTCGCATCTGCGGGGCTTTTTTATTCGTAAAGATAAAACGATGAAGAGCTTAAAAATTGTATCCATAGGCGGGAGGCTGGTGGCGATTGAGTATGACGGTTTGTCATGTGCATCGCTGCCAGTTTCAGAGCTCCCCATCAATGGTTCAGCTTTAACTCTCCCTCAATTCATGCTCGAGGATGTGTATGCCACCACGCGCTAAACGACCTTGCCGGCACAGAGGATGCGCGACTGTGACCAATGATGTCGGTGGATACTGTGAGATGCATCGGCAGCAACACGCTGGTGATGGCTGGCGTAACTACCAGCCCGGAAAAACTCGGCAGGAACGTGGTTATGGTCGACCGTGGGAAATTAAACGGGCCCGTATCATGAAGAGGGATAAATACCTTTGTCAGAACTGCAGGCGAGACGGTATTGCCACGAAAGCCTCAAGTGTCGACCACATCATTCCTAAAGCTCATGGCGGTACCGATGATGACTTTAATCTGGAGTCATTGTGCTGGACCTGCCACAGCAAGAAAACAGCAACAGAGAGAACCCGATGAAGAGTTTCAAAATTGAATACGTTGATGGCGTTTTGACCGTTCTGGAGACGGATGGTCAGTCACGAATGAATGAAGCCGTGCATGGCATCCATTTTGAGCACGTCCAGGGCGGCCGCCCACTGCTGAAACTGACGATTGCGCATGATATTGCACCGGCACCGGCTGCTGAGTCGGCTCAGGAACCTTTAGTGGGTGAGCTGGTACAGGAGCAACAATCTCCGCTTCCAGGCGGTCGTCGTTTCCGCCATCGTAGGGGAGGTAAGCAATGATGTATCAACGCACGGATCTGACGCTCTCCATGTTCTATGCATCCAGTGCTGATGCAGACGGGAACAAAGTGGCTACGTTGACGATGCAGGTAATTGCGGCAGAGGTTGGAGCCGTCCAGACCAGCCAGCTGCGATGTATCACCGATAGCGCGAAGAAAAAAACGTATAGCGTAGGTGAACAATCTGTCAGTAATGGTTCCGATCCGTTACTGGTCGCGATTGAGAATTACTGGCGTCAGAGTACGGATGTCGTCGTTAAAGGATTGATCGCCGAGGTGACCGACTTCATCGCAGGGAACATCAACTCAGTCAGCACCTGGATCGGTCAGTTTGGGATGAAGGTGTTCGAGAACCAGCCATTAGATGAACGGCTACCAGAAAGCGTACTGCAGGCCGATGGAGGCTCCGCTACCGCGACAGAATCCTGACCCCGGTATAACAACTGGTGTTCATTGAACGTCTGAGATATGCCGGCCCACGCAATGCGAACCGTGTTCGCCGCCGGCGCAGCCGGAATGACGACCTCCACCTCGACTGAGGCAGCTGCAGTCAGGGGGAGGGGGGAGCAAATCCCTGACCCCTTTCGCGCTTCGGGACTGCCCGTTGAAGTCTATTTTTACACGCCAGAAATAAGAAACTTTTTTCCGGAAGGTTTCATCTATCAAAGGAACGTTTATGGCCGGAGGAATTCGATCGTCCGGTGGTGGCCGAAAACCCACTTTACCCACCGGGCAAAAAAGCAAATTAACACGTATTGCGCCTCCCGCTGAGTTAATGGGGGAGGCGGCAATAAGAATGTGGAAGACGCAAAGCAAAATACTCATCGACCGAGGGGTGTTTGAGCTGGAGGACGCACCTTTGTTGCTGGCTTACTGCAATGCTTTTCATCTGATGCTCGAAGCCGAAAAAATGCTGGCCAGCGGACTGACCTCAGAAAGTGAAATGGGGGGCTTGAAAAAACACCCTGCAGTTAATGTCCGCAATGACTCGGTTTCCCAGCTTGCCCGCCTCGGCTCTCTGTTGGGGTTAGATCCGCTCAGTCGTCTTCGCATGACCAGCGGACAAAAGGATCCGGACGATGACGGGAATGAATTCGATGAGTTTGACTGATGGCTACCTATCCGAACGTCAATGCGGCGAACCAGTATGCGCGGGATATCGTTGGCGGGAAGATTCTGGCGTGTCAGTTAACGGTACTTGCCTGTCAGCGACATCTGGACGACCTCGAACGAGCAAAGGATCCCCACTGGCCCTACCGCTTCGATAAAAACAAAGCAGAACGATTTCTTCGTTTTGCCCAGAAAATGCCTCATACCTCAGGGGAATGGGCCCGGCGTAAACTCCGGATTGAATTTGAAGCCTGGCAGAAGTTCGCTCTTGGCGTACCGTTTGGATGGGTACACAAGAAGACAGGCCTGCGTCGTTTCTCTGAAATCTATATCGAGGTGCCCAGGAAGAACGGGAAATCCGCTATTGCCGCTGCTGTAGGAAATTATATGTTTTGTGCAGATGGCGAGCATGGTGCAGAAGTCTATTGCGGCGCCACGACTGAAAAACAGGCATGGAAGGTATTTTCTCCGGCGCTGCAAATGGTGAAAAAGCTGCCGGCATTGCGGCAAAAATTCTCGATAAAACCTTGGGCAAAAAAAATGACGCGCCCTGACGGTTCGGTTTTTGCGCCTGTGATCGGTGACCCGGGGGATGGTGATTCGCCATCATGCGCCATCATTGATGAATATCACGAACATACTACTGATGCGCTTTACACCACCATGACCACCGGTATGGGGGCTCGTGAACAACCGATGACACTGATCATCACCACCGCCGGCTATGACATTACATCCCCTTGCTATGAAAAGCGTACCCAGGTTGTCGAGATCCTGCGGAGAACCCGTAATGGCGAGGAAAATGAAACCATATTTGGGCTGATTTATGGCCTTGATGACGATGATGACTGGACGACTCCTGAGGCATTAATCAAGGCAAACCCCAACTATGGCATTTCGGTAAAAGCAGATTTTCTCCGGGCTAAACAATTATTGGGTATGTCGACGCCCGGGCAGACAAACAAGATTCTGACCAAGCATTTCAATCGCTGGGTAAGCGCAAAATCAGCTTATTACGACCTGAGAAAATGGATGGATGCAGCCGATAAAAACCTTAAGTTGTCAGATTTTGAAGGGGAAGAATGCTGGCTGGGTATAGATCTGGCCTCGAAAGTTGACCTCAATGCCGTGGTTCCAGTTTTTCGTCGTGAAATAGACGGAATAACACATTTTTACTGTGTTTCTCCTCTGTTCTGGGCACCAGAAGAAACCATTTACTCTCAGGAGACCGCGCTGAAAAGTACCGCAGAACGTTATCAGTCCTTTGTCCGGCAGGGTAAGTTGATCCCGACCGATGGTGGCGAAGTTGATTACAGGCTGATATTTGAAACGATCCTGAAGCTGCGGAATACCGTAAAAATTGCCCAATGCCCCATTGATCCTTATGGCGCGACTTCATTACGTCACATGCTTGAGGAAGAGGGGCTTGAGCCTGTCGAGATAAGACAAAATTTTACCCATATGAGTGATCCTATGAGAGAGATTGAGGCTGCGCTCATCTCGGGGAGATTCCATCATGACGGACACCCTGTCATGAACTGGTGTATTTCCAATATCGTCGGCCAGTACCTTCCCGGAAGTGACGATATTGTGCGTCCCGGGAAAGAAGGGCGGCAGAACAAGATAGATGGTGCGGTTGGTTTAATGATGGGGCTGGGGCGCGCCATGCTTAACAGTTCAGTGATGACATCCGTATACGATGAGGAAGATATAGCATGCTAATTTCAGTTCTGAGTTTTATTGTCGGCCTCACTGGTGCTGGATTGTTATCCGCAGGTGCCTGGCTTATTTCTCCATCAGTGGGATTGATAACAGGAGGGATTATTTGTCTGGGCTGGTCATATATGACAACCCGGGCCTTTTCCTCCGGCGTCAGCAATGGCGGAGGTAAATAATGTTCCTACCCCAGATGTTCAGGGGCCGACAATACTCGGGTAATAGCTTCTGGGAAGCCATGCTGGGCGGGGTTCGTTCAAGCCAGAGCAAAACTGGCATCATAATCACGCCGGAAACCGCTCTTGGACTTTCAGCGGTCCGGGCCTGTGTCACCCTCCTGGCGGAGTCAGTCGCGCAGCTGCCGTGCGAACTCTACCGGCGGGATAAAAATGGCGGGCGCCAGCGTGCGACGGACCACCCGGTTTATGACCTGATTCACTCCCAGCCCAACAGGAAAGACACCTCATTCGAGTATTTCGAGCAGCAGCAGGGGTTGCTGGGGCTTGAGGGAAATTGCTACTCGATCATCGAACGGGACGGAAAAGGCTACCCGAAAGAGCTGATCCCCATTAACCCGAAAAAGGTCATTGTGCTGAAAGGGCCGGACGGTATGCCGTATTACGAACTCCCGGAAGTCGGTGAAATTCTGCCGATGCGCATGATGCACCATGTGAAGGTCTTTTCTCTGGATGGCTATATCGGCAGTTCCCCCATTCAGACGAACGCCGATGTCTTGGGGCTGAATCTGGCCGTTGAGGAGCATGCGGCAGCGACATTTCGGCGCGGGACAACGATGAGCGGGGTGATAGAGCGTCCGAAAGAGGCTGCGACCATTAAAAGCCAGGATGCTATTGATCGCCTGCTGGCGAAATGGACCGAACGCCATTCCGGTATTCACAATATGTTCTCTGTGGCACTGCTGCAGGAGGGCATGAGCTACAAACAACTGTCGCAGGATAACGAAAAGGCGCAGCTGCTACAGTCGCGGCAGTGGGGCGTGGAAGAGGTCTGCCGGCTCTATAAAATCCCGCCACATATGGTGCAGATGCTGGCGAAAGCGACCAACAACAACATCGAGCACCAGGGCCTGCAGTTCGTGATGTATACGCTGCTGGCCTGGCTGAAACGCCATGAAGGTGCGCTGCAGCGCGATCTGCTTCTGCCCAGCGAACGCCGCGATTTGTACATCGAGTTCAACGTTTCCGGGCTGCTGCGAGGCGACCAGAAATCACGCTATGAATCGTATGCGCTGGGCCGCCAGTGGGGATGGCTATCCACTAACGATATCCGGCGTATGGAGAATCTACCGCCAATTGCTGGCGGGGACAAATACCTGACGCCGCTCAATATGGTCGACAGCGCGAAGATCCTTCCTGGCGATAAGTCGCCGACAGCAAAACAGCTGGCCGAAATAGAATCCCTTCTGGCCAGAGCCTGATTGTTTCCCGCCGCGCGGGATGACCTGGAAGACAACATGACAACGAAATTAATTAACCTGCCGCACCTGGCAGATATGGTCTTTGGCGTGCCGCATTACGTGACGCGGCAAACAATGGACTCCGTGAAAGCGGTGCTCATCCCCCGTATTCAGGGGATCACCGAAGATGCCGTCATTCAGATAGCGCTGAATCCGGGTAAATCACCTGCAGCTGAGCAGGTTCAGCCCACCGGCGGGGTGGCAGTGATCCCCGTTCACGGCATTCTTGTTCCACGCCGGGGGCAGATTACGGCGATGTGCTCCGAGCTGACCAGCTACGAGCGGATCCGCGGGCAGCTGCAGGCGGCATTAAACGACCCCTCAATCAGCGAAATCGTTCTGGATATTAACTCCGGCGGCGGCGCAGCGGTGGGGTGCAAGGAGCTGGCCGATTACATTTATCAGTCTCGCGACACGAAACCCATCACGGCGATTGTGAACTACAGCGCGTATTCCGCCGCGTATTTCATCGCATCGGCCTGCAGCAAAATCATCGTCAGCCAGACCAGTGGCGTGGGGTCGATTGGTGTGATCATGGAGCACCTCGATACGTCGAAGATGGAAGAAAAAATGGGGCTGACGTTCACCACCATTTACCGGGGAGATAACAAAAATAACGGCACCCAACATGAACCACTGAGTGAAGAGTCGCTGGGTATGTTCCAGGGCATGATCGACGAAATGTACGAGACGTTTACGGGGTCGGTGGCCGAATATCGCGGCCTGAATCAGCAGGCCGTCATTGATACGCAGGCGGGGCTGTATTTTGGCCCTGGCGCTGTGTCCGCCGGCCTGGCGGATGAAGTCTCTGACCCCCAGGCGGCGATCAATGCTATCGCGGCAAAGTATCAGCAACCCCGTCAAAAAACCTCCATTCAGATGCAGGCAGCCGCGATGGATCTGCAAACCAAAATGTAACCCGGCGCAAACATAAACCGCGTCACCTTAAGCAGCCAGCAGGCTGCTTTTTTTATGTCTAAAAAGAGAGAAATAAAATGCCACATATTGAAGAATTGCGTCGTCAGCGTGCGGGTATCAACGAACAGGTTCAGGCCCTGGCAACCATTGACGCCAGCGGCAGCACGCTGACTGCGGAGCAGCTTACGGAGTTTGCGAACCTGCAGCAGCAGTTCACTGATATCAGCGCCAAAATTGAACGCCTGGAAGCCGCCGAACGTGCTGCGGCGCTGGTCGCAAAACCCGTGAAAGCGACTCAGCAGGCCCCCGGCATTATTGTTAAGCAGGAGCCGAAACAGTACACCGGTGCTGGCATGACCCGACTGGTTATGTCTGTCGCCGCAGGCGCAGGGAATCTGCAGGACGCGGCAAAATTCGCTTCAGAAGAGCTGAATGACCAGTCCGTATCGATGGCCATTTCCACCGCAGCGGCGTCCGGGGGTGTGCTTATTCCGCAGAACCTCCACAGTGAGGTGATCGAGCTACTGAGCGACCGAACCATCGTCCGCAAGCTGGGTGCCCGTCCCGTTCCGCTGCCTAACGGTAATATGACGCTACCACGCGTGGCCGGTGGAGCAACGGCAAGCTACACAGGAGAAAACAAAGACGCCAAGACATCAGAAACACGCTTTGATGATGTAAAACTTACGGCGAAAACTCTGATTGCGATGGTGCCTATTTCCAATGCACTGATTGGCCGCGCCGGATTCAACGTCGAGCAACTGGTCCTGCAGGATATTCTGACCGCCATCTCAGTGCGTGAGGATAAAGCCTTTATGCGCGATGACGGTACCGGCGATACACCGATTGGTATGAAGGCGCGCGCGACGCAGTGGAACCGCCTGCTGCCGTGGGAAGCTGATGCAGCGATCAACCTGAACACGGTTGACGAGTACCTAGACAAGATCATTTTGATGGCGATGGACGGCAACAGCAATATGATCAGCAGCGGCTGGGGCATGTCGAACCGTACCTATATGAAGTTGTTTGGGCTGCGTGACGGCAACGGCAACAAAGTCTATCCGGAAATGGCTCAGGGATTACTTAAAGGATATCCGGTTCAGCGTACCAGCGCGATCCCTGCGAATCTGGGGACCGGGGGTAAGGAGACTGAGATTTACTTTGCTGACTTCAATGATGTGGTTATTGCTGAAGACGGCAATATGAAAGTCGACTTCTCGAAGGAAGCCTCTTACATCGATGCCGATGGCACCCTGGTATCTGCGTTTTCCCGTAACCAATCGCTAATCCGCGTTGTTACTGAGCATGATATTGGCTTCCGTCATCCGGAAGGCCTGGTGCTGGGTACCGGCGTCCTGTTCTAACCCATCCCTCAGTAAATACGGCCCGCATATGCGGGCTTTTCCCTTTCAGGAGAATGTTATGGCTGCGAAAAATAAAGCAGTGGAGTCGGAAGAAACGGTCGCACAGGACAACCATGCGACCGTGGTCGCACAGGCAGAGCGTAAATCCGTTGTGTTCCTTGGGCCGCACCACCGTTATTCCCGTGGAGATATCGCGTGCTTTGAAGGAACGCGCGCCGAAGAGCTGGTTAACCGGCGTATCGCGGTATGGCCGGAGGATGCCGAACGTGCGCTGAAACCGAAGCCGGGAGACAGCGATTTTGATACTGACATTGGATGATGTGAAAACCCAGCTACGCCTGGAACTGGATTTCACGGAGCACGACGCCATGCTCACGCAAATGGTGAACGCCGCGCAGCGGAGCATCGAGCGTGATTATTACTGCAAGCTGGTCACCAGTGATGAAGAGCTGCAGGCACTCCCGGAGACCGTCCGCGGATTTATCGCGGATGAAGATATCCGGCTGGCCATTCAGTTTCTGGTCAGCGATGCGTATCTGAATGGCCATACCGGACAGTGGCTGGAAACCGCTGCGGTGAGGCATCTTCTTTTCCCCCTGCAGGAGCATACGCTATGAGCCTGAAACCGGGTGATATGAACTGTCGCATTGCGATTAGCTACGTTCAGTCCGGTCGGGGGCCGCTGGGCGAACCGCTACCGGAAAAGCAGGTTGAATCGGGAAAAGCGTGGGCAAAACGGGAGCTGGTATCGGGGCGGAAAGTCCGCACGCTGGATCAGCAGCAGGTGGTGGAAACCTGCCTGTTTACGGTCTATCCGGGTGTGCTGGTTGATATTGACTGGAAAATCACGACGAAAAATCTGGTTTATACCGTCCGTAATATCGACCGCAAAACGGACCGGATCATTATCACGGGGGAGGCTGACGGGCGGCATGATAGAGCTGGCGATTAAGGGTGCGCTGGAGCGCATCACCGGCATGAATGCGTATCCGCTTTTACTGCCGGACACGGTCCAGGAAGGTGCGACCTTTCAGCGTATCTCTGACCCGGAAATGGTCTCGGGAATGTTGCGAACGGGGATCGTATCTGCCCGTATCCAGGTGAATCTGTACCGTCTCGATGATTACACCTCACTGCTGCAGCTGGATAAAAAAATCTGGACGGAACTGAAGTCCGTCGTTCATGGCCAGCTGGAGGGTATTCCGGTTCAGTATGTGGAACGAGGCGGCATCCATCAGGATAAAAACCAGCTGACGAATCGTCGCATTCAGTATCGCCTGACCCGCGATTTCATCATTCACTACGTGGAGGACTCCTCGTGATCCGAATGGAAGTTAAAGGGCTGGATGAGCTGGAGCGGCAGTTAATGGCCCTGGGCGAAAAAGTGGCGACGAAGGTATTGCGGGATGCCGGGCGCGAAGCGCTAAAGGTCGTCGAGGAAGATATGAAGCAGCATGCCGGCTTTGACGAAACGTCTGCCGGGCCGCACATGCGGGACTCAATCAAAATCCGCTCTTCCACCCGCAAGGGTAAAGGGAACGCGGTTGTAACGCTCCGTGTCGGCCCCAGCAAGCAGCACCATATGAAGGCGCTGGCGCAGGAGTTTGGCACGGTTAAACAGGTTGCAGACCCCTTTATCCGACCCGCCCTGGATTACAACCTCCAGACCGTTTTGCGCGTGTTAACCGTGGAAATCCGAAACGGCATTGAAAACAGGTAGCATCCGCTGCCGTATAAAAAGAGAGAGAAACATGGCTGATAAAACTTCGCCTGAATATGCGATGTTGCCGGCGGGCACCATTGTGAAATACGGAGAGCCTGGCGCTGCCACGTCAGCGCTAAAACCGCTGATTAACTGTAAAGCGCTGGGTGCAATGGGGCAGACGGGGGGCTTTGTCGACTGCACCACGTTACTGGATAAGCAGAAACAGTCCATCAGCGATCTGCCTGACGGGCCTGAAAAGTCGCTGGGCTTCATTGATGATCCGGGCAATACCGATTTTGCCGCGCTGCTGAACGCAGCAGAGGCCCGCAAGACCATCCAGTTATACGTCGAATTACCCAACAAGCGAACAGCGACGATGCTCCTGGCGCTGTCCGGGTGGCAGATGAATGAAATCGCCGCTCCGGCGAATGAGGTCATCCAGATCACTGTTCAGGGTAAACAGAACAAGATCGCTTGGGGAACCGTCGCTGTCTCCGGCGGTGCCTGATTAACTTAACCTTTAAACAGCCACCTTCGGGTGGCTTTTTATTTTTAAGGACTACCTGTGAAAGATAAAGATTACCTGTCCACGCTGAAATCCGCGTTGCTTAAATCGGAGCCAACCGTCATTAAAACCGAGTTATTTGGCGCCACCGTATTCATCCGCCGCCTGACCGGGGATTACCTCATCAGCTACGAAGAGAAAATGGCTGAAACCGCAAAAGCTGGCGCAGCGCGCGAGGCATCGGAGCAAGTCATCCAGATCGTCATCGATGCACTGGTTCAGCCGGATGGAACGGCCATTCCGGATGAGTTTAAACCCACGGCAGCCGAACTGCTGAAGGCCCATGAAAACCCCGAACTGCTGGCCGCAGTGGAAAAAGTGAAGCAACACGCAATCGGCAAGCTGGACGAAGCGGAAAAAAACTGAGTGACTCGCCCTGGCTGGAGCTTATCTTCTGGCTGGCCGACCGCTGGGGCGAGCCTGACCCATCCAAAATTGCCGCATTGCCGGCAAACACGCTGTACCACTGGCGAGCCTACTTCCTGAAACAGGGCATTTTCCGCCGTCCTGGCGATGAAAACGCGCCACCTACCGAAACCACACCTGCGCCATCCCGGGTCGATGATGAATGCGCGGCAGTCATGAGGGCGTTAATGTAATGGCAGACGTCGCATCTTTAGCGGTCGGGCTGCACCTGAACGCAGCCAGTTTTAAATCCCAGCTGCTGGGAGCGTATGGCGATGCGGAGAACCAGTCACGACGGTTTAACCGTAATGCCCAGGCGGACGCGAAAAAGACGGAGGACGCCTATAAGAAGGTCGGTCTGTCGATATCCGGGATGGCCAGCCGGCTAGCGGGGCTGGCAGGAGCCGGCCTTTCCATCGGCACGATCGTCACCACGTCCAGACAATATGGACAGGCATTATCAGACCTGCAGGCCATCACCGGTGCGACTGCAGCTGAAATGAAAGCGCTGGATCTGGCTGCGCAGGAAATGGGGCGCACGACAGAGTACAGCGCCAGCCAGGCCGCCGAAGCGTTAAAGCTGATGGCGTCGGCTAAACCGGAGCTTTTAAAAACGTCCGATGGACTGCAGAAGGCTACGAACAGCGCGCTTATCCTGGCGCAGGCCGCCGGCACAACGCTGCCCGATGCGACCAGAACGCTGGCGCTCTCCTTAAACCAGTACGGGGCGAGCACGCAGGAAGCGGATCGTTATATCAACGTGCTGGCCGCCGGCGCGAAATACGGGTCGTCGGAGATTGTGGATACAGCGGCCGCCATTAAAAATGGTGGCGTTGCAGCCGCACAGGCCGGCGTTGGTTTTGAGCAGCTGAATGCCGCGATTCAGGTGCTGGCAGAGCGTGAAATTAAAGGCGGTGAAGCCGGCACGGCGCTGCGTAACGTCATCCTGAACCTGGAAAAGGGCACGGACAAGAGCCTCAAGCCGTCCGTGGTTGGTCTCAGCCAGGCGCTGACCACTCTTTCCGGGAAAAATCTCTCCACGGCCCAGGCCGTAAAACTGTTTGGCGTGGAGAACCTGAATGCGGCGTCTATCCTGGTCCAGAACCGTTCAAAGCTTGATGAGCTGACCGCTTCCCTGACCGGTACCAAAACGGCGCATGAGCAGGCATCCATCAGGGTTAACAACCTGAACGGCGATTTGCTGGGGCTGAGCAGTGCGTTTGAAGGGATGGTCATTAAGATCGGCCAGAGCAGTAACGGGCCACTCCGCAGCGGGATTCAGGTTGCCACGGAGGCACTGAACAGCCTGGCAGACAATTTCAACACCGTCTCCAGCGTGGCGCTTTACAGCCTGATCCCCGTGTTATCCACGAAACTGACTGCAGGGCTGCGGGAGAATATCGCGGCCTGGCGGGAAAGCCAGGCGGCGGTAAAAGCGCGGGCGCAGGCTGATGCGGATATTGCCCGCAAAACGCTGGATTCGACAGCGGCCATCCTGAAACAGAACGACGCTGAGTTTGGCCACTACCGGCAGATGGAGCGGACGGCTAAACAGTACGGGATGAATATCAGTTACCAGGATGAGTTTACCCGCCTCATCCGACAGGAAACTGAGCAAACCAATCTGGCCAGCCAGGCGAAACTGAAACTGGCAGCGGCAAACCGGCAATTGTCGATATCAGCCCGTGCGGCCTCCGTTGCGGTGGGCCTGGCAAGAGGCGCCCTGGCTTTTGTTGGTGGTCCGGTTGGCGCGGCGACGCTGGCTGGCTCTGCATTACTGTATTTCCATCAACAGGCAAAAGAAGCCCGGCAATCGGCCATTGATTTAAAAGATGCCGTAGTGGAAACCAGTGAAGCGCTGATGCGCCTCTCGCTTAACCAGTTAAATGTGAAGCAGTTCGACCTGGAGGATAAGTACGAAAACCAGGTCGTGCAGCGTAACCAGCTGATAAAAGAGATTCAGGATGCCGACAGTCGTATCGACAGCCTGAAAGGGTTTGACCCCTTCGGCCAGCTGGAAGGGGTGACAAAAGACCAGACGCGGGCGCGGGCGGATCTCGATAGCGTTAACGAGGGACTCCGCAAAACCGAGGAAAACATTAAGCGTGTCAGTGATGCAAAAACACTGGCTCAGCTGGGTTTATCGGGAAAAATAACCTCCCTTACGGACGATCTGAAAGGAGCGTTAAGCACGCCCCCCAAAGAGACCGGAGATGGAAATCCCTGGGGCGGCGATGGCGGTACCGGCACGGGGAAAGGCAGTAAGTCCCAGGTCGACCAGTTCAAAACGCTGCGGCAGCAAATTGAAGAAGCCCATGCATCCAGCCTGGCCAGAATTAACCTGCAGGAAAAGGACAGCAACAGGGAGCTCCAGGAAGCGGCGAAGAAAAATGGCGCCAGTGATGCTGACCTGCAGCGCGCGCTGTTAATGAATGCAGAGAACTACCAGAAACAGCGACTGGATCTGGCCGCGCAGTATTCCCCCGCCCAGGAAACTCTGCGAAAAGAGCAGGAAGCCAGCCGGGACCTGGCTGAGCTTTTCAAAGCCCGCCTTCTTGATGAAAAAGAGTACCAGGCCGCACGAATAACGCTGGCCAGAGATACTGCGAAAGAGCTGCTGCAGGCGCATGCCGATGAAATCGCTGCGCCGGCACTGGATATCGCCGGCGAAGTTGATCCACTGGTCTCGCTGCGCAATCAGCTTGCGCAGCGGCAGGCATTGCTGCAGGCGTACTACCAGGGCAGCGCGATCAGCAAAGAACAGTACGAAATGCTGATGCAGAAGGCGACGAAAGAATCCGCCGATGCGCAGTATCAGACGTCACTGGAGTTATACCGATCACAGGGAGAATTCCAGAGCCTGGCCGTCGGGTTATTTGAAACGGCCCATGAGCGCTCAAGCAACTTCCTGACGAGCATGCTGACGCGGACGAGAAGCTTTAAGGAGAACATGGCTGACCTGTTTTCCTCGCTCACGCAGTCGGTCATAAAAAACCTCGTTGATATGGCTGCTCAGGCGCTGGTCACCAGTTCCGTCATGCAAACCATTATGGGCGTGGTGGGAGCTGGAGTGAGTATTGCAAGTGGTGTTTCTGGAGCGGCTGATGTCGGCACAGGTACTGCGATTCAGAATGCAGGTAAAAACTTTAACTTTCAAATACCGGGTTATGCCAAAGGCGGTGTCTTCGATTCTCCTTCATTAAGTGCCTACAGCAACCAGGTCTACGACTCTCCGCAGTTCTTCGCTTTCGCAAAAGGGGCCGGCGTATTTGGCGAGGCCGGGCCGGAGGCCATCATGCCGCTGACGCGTGCCGGCGATGGTTCGCTGGGTGTACGCGCTGTCGGTGGTGTTCAGAACGCCGGCGCGTCGGAAGGGCCAAAAGTCTATATCACGATTGAAGGCGGAAACATCTCAACGCAGGCGCCGTCTGGTTTTGAGCAGTTTGGTCAGCAGATCGGCTCGTTTGTGGAGAAAAAATACAGGGAGCTGATGGCGCAGGATATGCGCCCTGGCGGGATGGTCTGGAATGCAGTTAAAGGGCAACGCTAATGGCTATTGAGATATTCACCTGGAGTCCGCGGGTTAATCCCCAGCAGACCGTTAACTTTCGTGTCCGAAAGGCGCAGTTCGGTGACGGGTATACGCAGGTATCCGGCGATGGTATTAACACCCGATCACAGGACTGGGAGCTGAGTTTTGTCGGTACGGAGGACTATATCCGTCCGATTAAGCAGTTCCTCGACCGTCATGCCGGCACCCGCGCGTTTCAGTGGACCCCGCCTCTGGAAGAGGTGGGGCTTTACCGCTGCGAACAATATAAACCGGTGCCGCTGGGCGGCGGAAATTACTCACTTTCAGCCACTTTTATTCAGGCATTTAAACCATGAGCCTTAACGCGAATTATCAGAAGTTAGAGCCAGGCGATGAGGTTCGTCTCCTGGAGATCGATGGCCAGGCGTTTGGCCTGGATGAGGTTTTGTATTTCCACGGCTATAACGTTCCCCATACTGCAGCCGAAATCCTCGCCGCTGGCGGCGACCTGGATAAGCTGCCGGCGAAAAGCATCTGGTGGCAGGGGCGGGAGTATAAAGCCTGGCCATGTGAAATCGAAGGGATCGAGTCCTCCACCACGGGCAGCGACGCGCAGCCAACGCTGCGGGTAGGGAATATCGACGGAAAGATATCCGCGCTCTGTCTTCATTACGACGATCTGGCTCTGGCGCGGGTTGTCATCCACGACACGCAAAAACAGTATCTCGATGCGAAGAACTTTCCGGAAGGGAATGCCTCAGCTGATCCGACGCAGGAGAAACGGCGCCTTTTCTTCATCGACGTAAAGCATTATGAAGACGATGAGAAGGTGGAATTTACTCTCTCCAGCCCGTTTGCCCTGCAGGGGATGATGATCCCCACTCGCCAGCTGCATGCGATTTGCACCTGGTGTATCCGCAATCAGTACCGCAGCGGTAACGGGTGCGACTATGCCGGCACCCGGTATTTTGACAGGAACAATCAGCCAGTTGATGACCCGTCGCAGGATGTCTGCAACGGAACGCTCACGGCCTGCAAATTACGTTATGGTGAGAATAGCGAACTGCCGTTTGGCGGGTTCCCTGGCACCTCATTAATCAGGAGCTGATATGCGTCAGAAAACGATTAAGGCCATCCAGGAACATGCGGCCGCAGAATATCCGCGCGAGGCCTGCGGCCTCGTCGCCCAGAGGGGGCGAGCGGAGCGTTATTTCCCCTGCCGGAACCTGGCCACAGAGTCGAAAGATAATTTTGTGCTGGCGCCGGAGGATTATGCGGAGGTTGAGGAATGGGGAACGATCACCGGTATTGTTCACAGCCATCCTGATGCCACCACCCAGCCGAGCGAACTGGATAAAGCGCAATGCGACGCGACCCTTCTCCCCTGGCATATTATCAGCTGGCCAGAAGGCGATCTCCGTACCATCCACCCGCGTGGTGAGTTGCCGCTCCTCGAGCGACCATTCGTGCTGGGCCACTACGATTGCTGGGGCCTGGTGATGAGCTATTTTAGGCAAACCCACGGCATCGAGCTGCACGATTACCGCGTCGATTATCCGTGGTGGGAAAAGGAGTATCCGGACAATTTTTATCAGGACTGCTGGTATGAATGCGGGTTCCGTGAGTTTGATGGTCCACCGCAACCGGGTGATATGGTGATCATGCAGGTGCAGGCGGATAAGTGGAACCACGCCGGGATTCTGCTGAAAGGGAACCTGCTGCTGCATCACCTGTATGGCCATCTCAGCAAGCGCGTGCCGTATGGTGGGTACTGGATGGAAAGGACAATGAAGATTGTTCGATACAAAACATTAATTTAGGCTTTATATATCACTTCTCTTTGGTAACATCTAGCTTCCTTTACTCATGGGAATATGGATATGAAAAAAGTAGTGATATTTTTAGCTACATTAGCACTAGCAGGGTGTGTATCAAACTCAGAAAGACAAAAGCAGCAAGCTGAAATTGACAGAACCACGCCAAGCTGTTCATCCCAAAAACAATGCGATGCAGCTTGGGCTGCTGCAAGACAGTGGGTGAATCAGAATTGTGGAATGAAAATCCAGAACTATAGCAGTGATTATATAGAAACATATAATTCCCCTGCTAATAGTGCAGCAATCGCTTGCCAAGTAACCAAAAACCCGTTACCTACAGGTGCTAGCTCAATAAACGTACGTATATCATGCTCAAATATGTTTGGATGCGTTCCTGATGTATATCAGGCTGCTATTAATTTCAATAAATACATTAATGATTATATTGAGAAATTTGCACCAGTCAGAATGGGTTTTATGGCAAGAATGTCTGATACCAAGGGGAATGAAGTGCAAAACACGTCTTATTCCGCAGGAATGATAATAAAAGGTGTTACTCATGACGGACCTGCTTATAACGCAGGGTTACGTGATGATGATATTATCACAGCGGTAGGGAATGATGCGGTGCGAAGCCAGTACGACTTAACCTCGGTGATGGAAAAGTATCACTCAGGGGATAATGTGAAAGTCACCATTTTAAGGAATGGAAAGGAATTAATTAAAGAAGTGCGTCTTTGAAAATTATAGGCCCGATTATATTCGGGCTTTTATTCCCGGGGTATATATGAAGGAAACAATGACCAAAATAATACTTTCTGGAGTATTAGGTAAAACTTTTGGGAAAATTCACTATCGTTTAATTAGCACTGTTCATGAAGCAGGGCAGGCATTATCGGCAACGATACCAGGCTTCGAAAAATTCATGATTACAAGTAAAGAACGTGGACTAACTTATGCGGTATTTAAGGATGAAAAAAATATAGGTCTAGATGACTTAGGATTCCCCATAACCGGGGAAGTAATCCGCATTGTCCCTGTAGTCATTGGTAGCAAAAAAGCCGGTTTTCTTCAGACTATTTTAGGTGCGGTCATTGTTGCGGTTGGAGCTATAGCCACTTTCGGATTCGATCAGCCGTGGGGGGTTAATGTAATGATGGCTGGCGGCGCCATGATGCTCGGCGGCGTCGTTCAGATGCTTTCTCCACAGCCAGCAGGCCTGGCACGAAAAGAATCCGCTGACAATAAAGCGTCCTACGCCTTTGGGGGCGTGACGAACACTGCCTCTCAGGGATACCCGGTCCCTTTGCTTTATGGCAAAAGGCGAATTGGCGGCGCCATTATATCTGCCGGTATTTACGTAGAAGACCAGCAATAAGTTTTATTCAGTAAACCATCCAATTCAGGCCACCTTGCGGTGGCTTTTTTTATGGGCGTAATATGGCAAATAACATAATTAAAGGGCGCAAGGGTGGCGGCTCAAAGCAGCGTACACCGACGGAACAGCCGGATGATTTACAGTCCGTTGCGAAAGCCAAAATTCTGCTCGCATTAGGTGAGGGTGAATTTGCAGGTGGTTTAACCGGGGAAGATATTTATCTTGATGGCACTCCGCTTGAAAATGCTGATGGTTCGCAAAACTTCAGTGGCGTGTCTTGGGAATTTCGCCCTGGCACGCAGGCACAGACTTATATTCAGGGTATTCCCGGCACTGAAAATGAAATCAGTGTAGGAACGGAAGTTTCCAGCAAGACAGCCTGGACCCATACCTTTACTAATACCCAGCTTTCTGCCGTTCGTGTCCGCCTGAAATGGCCGTCCCTGATGAAACAGGAAGATGACGGCGACGTGGTGGGCAATACCGTCAAGTATGCGATTGACCTGCAGACCGACGGCGGCGCCTGGCAGACGGTGCTGGAAACCGCTGTCACGGGTAAAACCACCTCCGGTTATGAGCGGAGCCATCGTATTGATCTTCCCCAGGCCGGCAGTACCTGGACGCTACGCCTGCGTAAAATCTCTCCGGATGCAAACAGTGTCAAAGTTGGCGACGTGATGACGCTGCAGAGCTATACCGAAGTGATTGACGCGAAGCTGCGTTATCCCAACACCGCGCTGCTTTATATCGAGTTCGACTCCAGCCAGTTTAATGGCTCCATTCCGCAAATTTCCTGTGAGCCGCGTGGGCGCGTGATTCGTGTGCCGGATAACTACAATCCGGAAACCCGCGAATATACCGGCGTCTGGACCGGCGGGTTTAAATGGGCCTGGACGGATAACCCGGCCTGGATCTATTACGACATTGTTATAGCTGACCGTTTTGGTCTCGGTAATCGTCTGAGCAGCGCCAATATTTCGAAATGGACGTTGTACCAGATTGCACAGTACTGCGATCAGCTGGTTCCTGACGGGCGCGGTGGTGACGGCATGGAGCCGCGCTATACCTGTAACGTCTATGTCCAGGAACGCAACGATGCTTACACCGTGCTGCGAGACTTTGCCGCCATTTTCCGGGGCATGACCTGCTGGAACGGTGAGCAGATTGTTGTGCAGGCTGATATGCCGCGTGATGTCGATTTTACCTATACGCGCGCCAATATTATCGGCAAACCCCGTTATTCGAGCAGCAGCAGCCAGGTTCGGTACACCAACGCCCTGGTTTCCTGGTCTGATCCGGATAATGCTTATGCTGATGCAATGGAGCCGGCATTTATCCCGGAACTGGTTTCCCGCTACAGTTTTAACCAGCTCGAAATGACGGCGATTGGCTGTACGCGCCAGAGCGAAGCCCACCGTAAGGGGCTGTGGGGCATACTGACCAACAATAAGGACCGCATGGTCGAAATTGATGTCGGGCTGGACGGTCGCATTCCTCAACCCGGTTATATCATTGCCCTGGCGGATGAGTTGCTGGCCGGACGGGTCAACGGCGGGCGAATCAGCGCGGTGAATGGCCGGGTGATTACGCTGGATCGTGATGTGGATGCCAAACCTGGCGACCGCCTCCAGCTAAACCTGCCATCCGGGATCTCACAGAGCCGGACTATTCAGGCTGTTAACGGACGCCGGCAGATTACGGTCACAACGGCGTACAGTGAGACACCAGAACGGGAATGCGTCTGGGCCATTGAATCCGATGACCTCTTCCTGCAGCAGTACCGGGTTACAGGGGTAAAAGAGAACAGCGATGCCACCCTCACGATCACCGGCGTGGCACATGACCCGGATAAATTCCCCCGCATCGATACCGGCGCTATTATCGACCAGCGCCCGGTTAGCGTATTGCCGGCGGGCAACCAGTCACCTCCTGACGATATTGTCATCACATCCCGCTCGGTCGTGAATCAGGGGATCAGCGTCGAAACGATGCAGGTTAACTGGTCAGCGGTCAGCGGCGCTATTGCCTACGAGGCGCAGTGGCGCCGTAACGACGGGAACTGGATTAATGTGCCGCGCAGCTCGACCACCTCGTTTGAGGTCAGCGGCATTTATGCCGGTCGTTACCTGGTTCGCGTCCGTGCGATCAATGCGGCGGAGATCTCGAGCGGCTGGGCGTATTCCGAAGAGAAAACCCTGACCGGCAAGGTCGGCGAGCCGCTGGCACCGCTGGCGCTGGCAACCCGTTCGCTGGTTCATGGGGTCCAGGTTAGCTGGGAGTTCCCGACCGGCTCCGGGGATACTCTGCGCACGGAACTGCAGTACAGCAAAAACCAGGACGGCAGTGCGCCAATGCCGTTATCAGACGTAGCCTATCCGGGGAAAAGCTATCAGCAGATGGGCCTCAGTATGGGCGCCGAATTCTGGTACCGGGCGCGCCTTGTGGATCGTCTTGGCAATGAAAGCCCGTGGACCGGCTGGGTCCAGGGGATAGCCAGCGATAACTTTGATGACTACTACGAAAACCTGACCGACGCGATCAAGGATACGGATGCCTGGGAGGAAACGCAGCGTACCATTAGCGAAACGCAGGAAGGTATCCGCAATACGCAGCAGGAACTGGAGCAGACCGCTGAAGAGCTGCGTCAGGAAGCCGCAGATCAGGCGAAGCAAGTCAGCCAGGATATTGATGCATCTGCGAAAAGCATCACTGCTGATGTTGACGGAAAGCTCTCTGCCGTGAATAAAACCATCACGGATGAGCTTACCTCGGTAAATGAGTCTCTCGATTCTGGTCTGGCTCAGGCAAACAAGGGGATTCAGGAGGCAAAATCCGCCGTCGCTGATGCGAATCAGCAGATAGCAATTTTGAGCAAGTCGCTGGCCGACGGCGATGCCGCATTGAATGCGCAGATTAAAACTGCCGAGAATGGCCTGAAGCAGTCGTTGTCTCAGGTCAACACCACGTTAACCAATGCGGTTAAGCAGGAAACTGCGGATCGTATCGCAGATGTTAACGCGAAGGCGGCACAGGCTGCTGATGAACTGCTGGCGGCAACGCAGGGGATTGAGGCGAGTATCGAGAGCCTGACTCAGGTAATGAAGAGTGCCGATGAAAATCTGGCGCGGGAAATGTCCAGCCTCGCTGCCGGCGCTAATATCCAGTTCGATTCGCATGTTATCTGGCATTTCAACAATCAGACGACCGAGGGCTGGACCGGAAGCGCCGGCGTACCGGGAGTGTCCCAGGATGGCTGGTTACGCCCTGCTGACAGCGCCACCGATCCGTACATTACCTCTCCTGGCGGTTTGGCTGTCAATGGTGCGGCGTACCGCTTCATCATGCTGCGCTTTCGTAAAACCGGCAAACCAGTCTGGGCGGGTGAGATCCGTTGGGTGTCTGCCGGCGAAAACTTCAATAACACGAAGCGATACATTGTTGCTGAGCCAGAATATGCCGATGGGGTGGCAACCCTGACGGTGCGTGATATTCCTTGGACAGGGAACATTGATCGTATTCGTCTGGACCTGACGAACCAGCAGGATGCCAGCAACTTTATCGAATTCGACTGGATCGCCGTTGGCCGGCCAGCACCCGGCGCCAGTACGGCGGCTCTGCAGGATGTGCGCAGCACGCTGAGTAACGCGCTGACCGCCGAAGCGCAGGCACGCAGCACGCTGGCGGCGCAGATGCGTGGCTCCTATGAGGGCAGCGATCTGGAGAAAGTCACCTCCGGGCTGCTGTACCAGGAAAAAACGGCGCGCGTTACCGCCATCTCAGCGGAAGTTAAGGCCAGAGAGTCCCTGCAGACGCAGTTTAACGACAACAAAGCTGCTGTTTCTGGTGAACTGAGTTCCCTGACGACAGAGCAGAGTGCGCAGGCGAGTCGTATCGGAGGCCTGGAAACCAGCCTCGGGAAAAAAGCCGATGCGACCGCGCTGACGTCCCTGACGCAGAAAGTTGAGCAACAGGGTGCCACGCTGACATCGCAGGGAGCCGCGTTAACATCACTCACTAACCGGATGGGCCAGACGGAAACGGGCCTGGCTGGTACGAATGAGGCGTTGAGCGGGCTGGAGTCTACTGTTACCCAGCAGGGCGACAGGATAACCAGCCAGGGTCAGTCCATCACGAAACTGACGAGCGATTTGGGCACGACAAATGCCGCGCTGGCGAAGAAAGCGGAGGCGAGCGCGGTCACCGCGTTAACACAGCAGGTAGAGCAAAACGGCCAGGATATTCGCAGCAATACTGGCAGCATCACCAGTCTGTCGAATCAGCTGGTCAATGGCCAGCCGAATAGCTGGTCCCGTCGGATCTATCCTGTGCAGCTGGCTAACGCCGGGACAGTCCCGTCATTCAGCGATATTCGCGCCGTGGCGCCCGTGGTCGTGGATGAGGCGGCCGACGCGGCCAAACTGGACTTTACGTCCTCCGGTAGCTATCTGATCGCGCTGTATTCCTGCCAGGTAAAAGTGGCCGCCGATACCACCATCACAATGGCGCCCGGTAACAGGGTTTTTGATGATACCGGTGCTGTATTTGTAAATGGCGTTCAGGTTGCCTGGGGAAACGCCAGCTGGACTACCGTCAGTTTTGATCTGAAAGCCGGCTGGAATACCGTTGAGTTTCTGGTGAATCAGTGGACCGGCCAGGCGTATATCAACCTGGGCCTGAAGCTGTCAGACAAGGTTGCTGAGATGTACTCCGGTCTCGGTGTTTCCGCGCTGGCAAACGCAGCCGGCGTACTCAGCTCGAATGTCAGCCAGATTGGCAACGATGTGGTCAGCAATTCGCAGAGCATCACCCAGCTCCGGAATGCGCTGACGCAGACAGACGCGAATGTGGCCAGCAAAGCGGATCAGACGGCGATGAACTCGCTAACCGGACGAGTGGAGAAGACGGAGTCCGGTCTGACGGCGGCGAACAGCAACATTACGTCGCTCAGCAGCTCTCTGAGCCAGCAATCCAAACGCGGCGCTAATCTGCTTCCTGATGGCACTTTTGAAAGCTACGCGGTTGGCCACAATCTATCAAATAATCGCGTTATCGTGACCACTGATGACTCGCATGGCGGTAATAAGTGCATCCGTGTGACGCGTCCGAATGATTACAACGCTAACGCAACTGATAACAGCGATAATCACATTTTCAGCGGTTTCCAGGTACGCGATAACGCAGTCTTCTATATGGAATGCTGGGTTAAGCGGGATGCCAAGAGTACCGCTATGGCCGAGAATGCACAGATCTCCATTGGCTTATCGCTCCAGTATCAGGACAACTCCTGGCAGTGGCCGGCAGTTACCAAAGCGGCAAAGGATCTCTCTTCAACTCAATGGACGAAGGTTTCTGGTTACCTGAAATCAACGAAGAGCGGTATTAAGCAGGCAATGGTCAGGATTTCTATTCCTAACGTTAGCAGCGTTAAGGCGGGTAACTCATTCCTCATTGATGACCTGGTCATTACCGAAGTGACTGATGCCTACAATGCGCAAAGTACAGCAGATGCTAACGCTAATGCGATTTCGACACTGAACTCGACCGTATCCCAACAGGGCGACCAGATCACCAGTCAGGGTAACAGCATCACTAAACTGACAAATGACCTGGCGACGACTAATAACAACGTCAGCAATAAAGCAGACGCTAATGCTCTGACGGCACTGACCAACCGTGTTACCCAGACCGAAAAAGACATTAACTCAACGAGTTCGTCTGTCACGAATCTGAACAACAAGGTTGATTCTATTTCTGTCGGTGGAACAAACCTGATCAAGAACTCCGGCGATATGACCGGCTGGTCGAACGTTACCAGCGAGACGTATCGTGGTAACGCGGTAATTGGTGCAACGGTAAAAGCCGGCTCCGGTTACAAGGATCTGCGGGAAATCACGCTTGAGTCGCCTGTCGATGCAGGTGAGTACGTTTACAGCTTCTATGCGAAAGGTGGTGTTGCCGGCCAGACGATGACGGCGTTCTTCTACAATCCGAACACCACAACGTCTATCGAGACCAGCCAGGGTGCGAAAGGTAATAACACCGATGGCCGTGCGTACTTCACGCTGACCACTTCATGGGTTCGCTATTGGGTTAAGTGGAAACAGACACCTACCACGGGTACCAAGCGCCTGATTCTGTGCCGTATCGAGAGTAATACCTCCAAAGACCAGACGGTGTACATCAACAGTCCGAAGTTTGAGGTAGGTAACGTTGTTTCCGACTGGAACGACTCTCCGGCTGATAGCGCCAGCGCGTCGGCTGTGGACTTGTTGACAACGACAGTGAATCAGCAGGGCACTTCCATAAGCTCTATCGGTAATCGCACCACATCGCTGGAAAACGGGCTGTCGACAGCTCAGAACAACATTGCCAGGAAGGCTGATGCTTCTGCATTGCAGGATCTCCGGAACACGGTGACATCTCAGGGGGGCGATTTAACTGCGGCGAACAGTAGCATTACCAGCCTGCAGGCCTCGATGAACCGTCGCACTGTGTTTACTGTCACTGCACGGGGAAATGGCAACAGCGTAACTACTGGGGTTTTTGATGAAAGCGGCAAAAACCTGTTTACCCCTGGTCGCAGCTGGGCACTGGTCACTTTTGCAAAACACAGCGACGGATCAACGGTGATTGCGACATCCAAAACATACGATGTCTTTGGCAGCGCGAATAATGGTGCCACGATGTCTGCTGATATCGAGGCGTTGGCCAGTGGCACTTACGTTTGCGTCCTGACATTCGATGAGCCATCTGGCAACCGAGGTAAGATATTGTCTGCTCTGGAATCTCTTGGTGGTACATCCGAAGTCGTCAACTCCCTGCCGTATCGTGGTGCCTATATTCTCCTTGGCCGCAAAGGCATGAGGTCGGGCGATGGTCTGGAACTGCGTGCGCCAACCGGTGGTGACGCCACCGCTCACATTTCGACCTCAGTCGAATTTGTGAACGGGATAATGATGGGGCTGGGTGCAGCCGGCGGTGTGATGATGAAGGCTGATGCGAACGCGTCGGCAATTACCACGCTCCAGAACACAGTGAAGACCCAGGGGGGTAATATTGACTCCCTGAGTTCCTCGATAACGGCGCTGGAGAACAGCCTCAGGTCGACAAACGATACGGTGAGTAAAAAGGCTGACACGACTGCAGTGAGTTCACTGACTGGTCGCGTAAGCCAGGTGGAAAACACTATCACCAGCCAGTCGCAGAGTATCACGTCGCTGACCAGCAGCATCAATACCATCAGTACTCAGGGAGCTAATCCGTGGGTTGACGGTACGTTCGAAAGCTACGGAGATGGTCATGTGCTGGGCGGGGGCGGCACCGCCGTTGTGGTGGCGTCTCAGAAATTCACCGGCAATAAGAGCCTGCAGGTGAGTCGAGGAGCGAACAACAACGGCAACAGCGATAAACAGCTTGGGAGCTGGCAGTCAGTCCGTGAGGATGCGAAGTTCCGGTTTGAGTTCTGGGCCATGATGCCGGCGGATCAGAAACCCTCCTCCGGGTGGACAACGCTGGTCGGTATCAACTCACTGAATGCTGCCGGTCAAAACTCCTGGCAGTCGGCGGTCACTGTCAGCGAAGCCGCTCTTGGTGCGCGTGATAAGTGGGTGAAATTTACGGGTATTGCCAGTAACAACGGGGGTGGCAGAACACGCGCGGTGGTCTGGATCTCCACCCGTGGCGCCTCCGGCAGCGGCACCCCCGGTTATTCGCTGTATATCGACGATCTGGTTATCACGGATGTTACCGATGCGAAAGCGGCACAGGATGCCTCTGACGCGACGGCGAGTGCCGTAAGCGGTCTGACGGCTCGCGTAACGGATGCCGAAGGGAAAATCACCGCCCAGGCGCAGCAGCAGGCGGCACTGGCCACGAAAGTGGATAATGCCAACTCCCGCGTCGATAACATGGCGAAGACGCTGAGCGACAGCCAGAACACACAGGCCAGTCTGAATACCTCGCTTCAGTCGCAGATTGACGCGCAGGCGGCCGCCAACATCAAAAACCAGACGACGCTGGACAACACGATTAAATCGGTGGCCAGTATCACCAGTACCCAGCAGACGCATGCAACGGCACTGGAGGCGCTGGCAACGCAGCAGACGACCCTGACATCCAGTGTCGGGGATCTCAGTGCTTCCGTTCAGAATACCGCCAAAACCGTGGCGGCTGTGAATGGTACGGTGAGTTCTCTGTGGTCGATGAAGGTTGAGACGGTTAACGGGAAGAAGGTTGGCGCGGGGATTACGCTGGGCAGCAATGGTGAAACGAGCGACATTATCCTTTATGCCGACCGCTTCTCGCTGTTTAACCGTAATAATGCGACGGCTGTTCCGGTGATGGTTGCCGAAGGCAATGAACTGTATATCGATACGGCACGTATCAAAAACAGTTCCCTGACCTCAACCAAAATCGCGGACGGTTCCATCACGAACGCGAAGATCGGCAACGAGATCCGCTCGAATGACTTTGTAGACGGGTCACGCGGCTGGCGTATCGCTAAGGATGGCTCTTCGCAGTTCAACAACGTGATCGTTCGCGGTGCGGTTTATGCGACTGACGGCTGGTTCCAGGGGACGGTATATGCGAACCACATCGAGGGCGACATCGGGTCATTTGCGATCAACATCGCTCAGCACCGCACGCGCAAGGTGCCGAAGGCTACATGGCAGTGGTTTGAGCTGGCCCGGTTCCGGCGGCAGAATTTCGACCAGGTGATCAATATTCGCGGTGGACTCCTCCAGACGGATAGCATCACTATCTACGGCGGCGCGAAACTCAGAGCGGGGATGTCCTACGCGCCAGGGGCTGACGGCGGACTGAATCCTGGCTATCTGTCGTATGCAATGCTTCTTCGTGGCACAGGCGCTACGTCTGGTGGCGGCAGTATGGAGCTAGGCATTGAGCTTATGTATGAAACAGGTGGAGCAACACGCCTGTTAACGGCGCAAGAGTCAATGAACGTAGACAACATGTCATTTGTCGTCCCTGCCGGTACTGGCGACGCTGTTCTGCGATATGGCTGTTACCTGGACCGTAACGGACAGATGGTATTAACCATCCTCTCAAGATTCGACGCCTTCGCCGCGCGCAATAACAACGTAATTCGCGGTTCATCAACCTGATAACAATATATGGCCCCGCAAGGGGCCTTTTCTTTTTCCAGGGAAAATCATCCAGGAGGAACTTTATTATGGCGATGTATGAAGTCGGTACCGTCACGGGTGCCGCGTCGCAGGCACGGGTGACAGGTGCGACAACAAAATGGTCACAGGAGGCGCTGGGGATACTGCCCGGGTCGATTCTAGTGGTCTACCGCAGCGGTAGTGCTGACCTGTATGCGATCAAATCCGTGGACAGCGACACGCAACTGACGCTGACCCGGAATATCACCACCGCATTTTCCGGTGCCAGTTACGGCATTATTACCGCTGAAACCGCCAGCACCTCGTCGTTTGCTAACCAGCTGGCCAGCGCGTTTGCATTCTGGCGTAGTGTAGTGGAGGGCTGGTCGATGGCCCTGACCGGCAGCGGCAATATCACCCTGACTGACCCGATCACAGGAAAGCAGGTGACCGTGCCGGCGATAGCCGGGATGGCGAAGGCCTCGGATCTTAACGCGCTGGCAAAACTCACCGGAGGAAACAAACTCGACGGCTCGCAGGTTATAACCAGCGATAATGCCGGTTTTATTCTCGGTAAGAACTCAGATCTGGCTCTGCTCAAAAAACAGGGGCAAGGCGGGACGATTGCCGTTGGCTCGGGAACACCGTTCAGGGTTCAGCGTTCAAGAGCGACCAGTGTATCACCGTCAGACACCTATGATGACATCCTCGTTATTGGCACCAACAACCAGACGACGTTGCCCGGAGATTTGGTTGTCGGTGGTGGTTTCGATAATACGGCAAAGGGCAAGCTGTATTCCCAGGCGTTAGAGCTGTCGATGGGCACTCCGTACATCGACTTTCATTTTAACTACAGCACCGACGACTTCACCGGGCGGATTATGGCCACTGCCGCCGATCAAATTAGTGTACAAGGTAGTCATTGGCGAGTTGACAGGGATCTTCGTGTTGGTGGTATGGCAGATATTGGAGGGTGGGCGCAATGCGGAGTCGACCTTTCGGCCAACAGAACAGACTTTGGTTCCCCTGCTGATGGTTCGTTGGTTTCAGGCGGACGTATTCGATCCAGAATGCTGGGACGCGGCGGTAACGGTGACACCTCCGGAGCGTGGGGTGGTTTCTACCTTGAAGAATACGTTGGGTACAACCACCGGGTGGTACTGTATATGGACGGTTTTGACAGAAAAGATGCCTGGCTCTTTTACACCGGTGGGACAATCTCCACCCCTAAAGGCGATGTTATGACCACTGGCTCAGACGTGCGGCTGAAAAAGGATTTTACGGAATCCCAGGAAGGGGCCTCCAGGCGTATTAACGCGCTGGGGGTATGTGAGTTCAACATGAAAGGCGAAACACGCCGTAGGCGTGGATTTATTGCTCAACAAGCTGAAAAAGTTGACCCGATTTACACCTTTCAAAGCGGCGATGTAGAAATTGATGGCGAGAAGATCAATATCCTTAACGTAGACCATACGGCCATCATCGCGGATCTTGTTCTTACGGTGCAGGAGTTAACAAAACAAGTTCGTGATTTGAACAAGCAGGTTCAAACAAAAGAGTACTGA